AAAAGAACGTGAGGCGGTGGCTAATTGGATTATGGGCAAAGGTTTTGCTACAGGTCATGGAGACACTACCGTTGATATGCTTAATGAGCTAGAGTGGCAAGTAGCAGAGCGTGAGCGTGAGGCGTGTGCAAAGATTGCAGAAAATAGAATGTTGGATGATAAAAATGAAAATATAAAAAAAGGATATTTTTATGCCCAACAAAGCATTGCTCAAGATATTCGTGAGAGGAAAAGAACACATGACTGAAGAAACAAATAAATGCACAGCCTGTTCTTGTGACTTTACAGATGATGAGGGTGGCGTACATGGTGACTTTGGCATTCTTCCAATGTCTTTCTGTCCTACTTGCCTCTCTTGTATGCTAGACATGGCTGAACAGTTGAACCCTAAAGAATGGGTAGGGCTGACAAATAAGGACAAACAAAAATTAGCCGCAGAACATCACGATTGGGAAAGTTTATGTTTTGCGGTTGAAGCCAAATTAAAGGAGAAAAACACATGACTGATAAATTAATTGATCCAAATGCCGCAGTTGATTTTATGTACAGCCACGCTGTGCAATTTGCTCAAGCCAAAGCAAACAGGTTTTACCTGGAAGAGTACCGTAAGACATTAAAGGCAGAGCTATGCAAGACAGCATTGGAAGTTGGTTTTGAGGCTGTCAATGCCCAGGAGCGGGAGGCGTACTCCAGTCCCAAGTACAAAGCGCACCTGACGGCCATTAAAGAGGCTATACAGCTTGAAGAGCAACTAAGGTGGCAACTGGTTGCCGCCCAGGCAAGAATCGACGTATGGCGGTCCCAGGAGGCTAGCAACAGGGCATTTGATAAGGCGGTGGTATGAACAACAGCCTAACAACAAAAGAGCGCGATTACGTTGGCCTGGTTAAGCTGTTGCCCTGCTCTGTATGTGATGCGGCTGGTCCTAGCAGTGCCCACCACGTTAAACAGGGAAACCAATACACAGTGGTGGCCCTGTGCTGGGACTGTCACCAGGGTCCTATGCTGGGTTGGCACGGGCAGAAAAGAATGTGGGGCATTAAAAAAATGGACATGGATGATGCGTTAAATACAACAATTAAGCGGGTGATTGAATTAATTAATAACCCTACAGTTGCGTAGGATATTAACTTTGAGTTAAGATAGCGTTACTGCAACAGAGCAGTTTATTTGAAACACAAAGGAAAACACCATGACAACAGCAACATTAGTTACCCTCGCAATCGTTGACGAAATTGGTTTCTTGGAAGAAGAGATCAAAAACAAACAAGCAGAACTTGAGTCCAAAAAAGACGAACTCAAATTATTGGGTGCAGGCACATACGTTGGAGCCTTGTTTGTAACTAACATAACCAACACCCCAGAGAAGAAATCTGTATCCTGGGCCAAAGCCGCCAAAGAGGTAAACATACCCGCCGCAATTGTTGAAAAGCACACTACAGTGACTTACAACATTTTGTCAGCTACTACCAAAGCCCGTTCAAACTAAGGGGTACACAATGACAAGAGCAATCATTAAATCAGCAATGTCAATTTCTGAATTGGCTTACACACTAGACAACATTTCTACTGATGACAAAAAAGAAATTGAAGACTATACAGATGCTGAAATTTTGCATGAGGCTGAATATGTTTTAGGATTATTCACTGATCCTAACGAGACACATTGGAATGCAGAAGATTTGCGTGGAGAGAACGGTCCAGGACAAAAAAAATGGGCTAAAGCTGAAGTACGTAAACTGCAAGCATTCATTAAAAAATATAGTTAAACCAACTGCCCCCTTAGGGGGGCTTAAAGGAACCAAAATGACATACTCATCAGCCTGCGGAACAATAGTCAGAACATCACGCAGAAATCGTGGAGTTGGATCAAACCCAAATGGTCGCAAAGAATGGATTGTGATTCGTAGAGACACATATGTTGGTGCATTGAAGTTGTGGAGGCCAACTATGCCAATGACTATCAAGCAAGCTTGCGAGGCTTTTGATCACCTCAGTCGTTGGGATGAGACAGAAGTAAAAATGATCACTGTAAAAGAGTGGGAACAAATGAAAAAGGAAATGGTATGAACGAAGAAATCGAAACAATCGTCCGCACCGAAGACGGTGTCCGCGTAGCAGTCTCCCAGTGGAGCAACGACAGCGTATGGTTAAGTCTTCAGGCTCACCATGCAACAATGCATGTAACCTTTACGCGAGCAGAAACCGAGCAATTGTTCGCTGGCTTAAAAGCCATTTTGGATTTACCTGTGGCCGAACAAAGCCCACAGAGTTGACAGGGCTATTAACTTTCTGTTAAGATACCAATCACTGCATATCGCAGTTTATTTGAAACATTTTTAAAGGATTAAATCATGTATCGTTTTTCAACTTCTTCCAAGCAATCAGCATATCGTTCAAACAACCCTTTGTCGAATGAGCAGATTGCTCGCTTTGCGCCAAGCGTATTGGCCGACACTGCTCACCAGTCCCGCGGTGACCGTTACACATTCATCCCTACATTGCAAGTAATTGACGGTTTACGCAATGAGGGTTTCGAGGCTTTCGAGGTGCGCCAAACCAATTGCCGTGACCTGGCCAAACGCGAGTTCACCAAGCACATGGTCCGCCTGCGCCATCCTGATGCTATTGCATCCCAGGGTGAAGTGCCTGAGTTGGTGTTGATCAATAGCCATGACGGCACAAGCTCATACCAATTGTTGGCTGGCTTTTTCCGCTTTGTGTGCTCCAACGGTTTAATCGCTGGTGACATCCAGTCTGACGTTCGTGTACGCCACAGCGGCAATGTGGTCCATGACGTGATCGAGGGTTCATTCAAAGTATTGGACAACGTCAAGCAAATCAGCAACAGCATTGGTGAGTTCAAAAGTATTACATTGAACAGATCAGAGCAAGAGTTGTTTGCCAACACTGCATTGCAGTTGCGCTGGGACGATAAGGCGCCTGTGACTGCTGAGCGCGTTCTCCAGGCCAATCGCCACGAAGACGTAAGTTCTGACCTCTGGACCACGTTTAACCGCGTCCAAGAGAACATGATCAAAGGTGGGGTATCAGGAAGGACCACTACAGGCCGCAGGATGCACACAAGAGGCGTCTCAGGTGTCAATGAGAACGTCAAGCTCAATCGCGCCTTGTGGAGCCTTGCAGACGGCATGGCAAAGCTTAAAGCCAGCGTAATTGATGTAGAGGAAGTGTTCGCTTAACAACCACGGGGCTACGGCCCCTTTTTTATTGGACCCACAATGAACTTTAAAGAATTAGAATTTTTCAATGCTGGTGAAGATTTCACTGCACACGCCGTGTTATCATATGCTTTACAAACAGGCCAGGACCTTACGGGGTTGTTGAACTATTTGGGTTATGACGTTGTAAATAACGAAACCCTGGTAGCAAACAGCAACCTTTTAGGTATAATTAACAAATAGTTAATAATCTTAACCTGGAGTAAACAAATGGCCAAAACCTTAATCGATACTGTCACAAAAAGAAAACGGACCCCAGTCGAGCCAAAAGAAGACAAGCTTTACCCAAAACAGAAGATAGTCAGCGCCCAGGGCACAAAGCCACCAGGACCGCCCAAGGCGCCCACCATGGAACAAGTACAAGACGTAGAGTGGATGAATTGGGTGGAATACGCCCAAAGCCGCATAAGATACCTGGAAAACAAATTGGCATTACAAGCAGATGAAATCGATTATCACAAGCAGTCGATAAAACGCCTCAAGAATCGCATCTTGCAGGGATAAACCAAAATAGTTACACTTACTCGCAGTGCATAGGACTTTCGGAGAATAGGGAATGCCTGACAAAAAGCTGACAACAACGCCGCCTAATAAACGTGGACGGCCATCAACATACACTGAACACATAGCCCAGGTCATATGTGTACGTATAGCTGAAGGGGAAAGCTTACGTAAGATAGTACTGGATGACAACATGCCCGATAGGGTGACGATTTACCGTTGGTTGTTGGATAAGCCAGATTTCTGCAACCAATACGCTCGCGCACGTGAAGACCAGGCTGAGACTCACGCTGACGAAATCGTGGACATTGCTGACCAACTGCCGTACCAGATCACTGACAAAGACGGCAACATTCGGATTGATTCTGCTTACGTACAGTGGCAAAAGAACCGCATAGACGCTCGCAAATGGGTTGCATCCAAGCTCAAGGCCACCAAGTATGGGGACGTGCTCAAACACACTGGAGACGCGAATAACCCGCTTGTGGTGGACGTCATGGCCAAAGAGATTGTGACCAGCATGATCAAGAACGTCGAAATGAAACGTCAATTAGCCAGCAATGCAAGCTGACATACTAGATGACATTGAGGCCAAACTAAAGGACCCAGAGATCCAGGAGACGCTGTCCAAGCTGGCGCCTGAGGACCTGGCCGCATTCCAGTGGCGCATGAACTGGTTAGCAAGCGCTCACGATCACCAGATCGAGCCTACGGGGGAGTGGTGGTCCATATGGGCTGTCATTGCAGGCAGGGGGGCGGGTAAATCGAGGCTGGCCGCGGAGAATATGGCATGGTGGGCCTGGAGTATCCCTAAGTCACGCTGGCTTGTAGCGGCCCCCACAAGCGCCGACATACGCGGTACTTGCTTTGAGGGTGAGTCTGGCCTGCTTGCTGTCATCCCTGAAATACTGATCAAAGACTACAACAAAAGTATTAGCCAGATTACGTTGATCAATGGGTCAATCATTGGCGGCATACCAGCATCTGAGCCCAACAGGTTCAGGGGGCCGCAGTGGCATGGAGCCTGGCTGGATGAGTTGGCCGCATATGACTACATCACAGAGACGTGGGACCAGGTGCAGTTTAGCGTCCGTCTGGGCCAGCGCACCAGGATCATAGTCACTACTACCCCCAGGCCAAAAGATTTGATTGTGGACCTGATAGGACGGGCTGGTGATGATGTTGCGTTGACAACGGCGTCCACTTACACCAACTTGATGAATTTAAGCCCAAGCTTTAAGAAACAGATTCTTAGCTATGAGGGCACCAAGCTGGGACGCCAGGAGATTTATGCGGAGGTGCTGGACCCAGAAGACACTGGCATTATCAAGCGTTCGATGTTCAGGTTGTGGCCGCCACACAAAGAGTTCCCCAAGTTCGAGTACATATTAAGTTCCTATGATGTTGCTTTCACGGACAAGACGCAGAACGACGCGACAGCAAATATTGTGTTTGGGGTGTTCAAGCCCACTGATGGTCCAATGAGCGTGATGGTGATCGACTGCTGGCAAGACCGCTTACAGTATCCTGACCTGCGCCCCAAGGTGATCGAAGAGTTCGAGGTGGTCTACGGTGAGGGCAAAGACAAGAAGAGGGTTGACTTGATCCTGGTGGAGGACAAAGCCGCGGGTATCAGCCTTATACAGGACTTGCAACGCGCTCACTTGCCTGTTCGTGGGTACAACCCAGGCCGAGCCGACAAGACGCAACGGTTGAACATTGTGTCCAACATCATTGCCGCAGGACGTGTATGGGTGCCTGAAAGCTCCAAGAACAAGGGTTACGTGCGTGATTGGGCCGAAGGGATGATAAGCCAGGTGTGTTCATTCCCTGAGTCAGCACACGACGATTACGTGGACGCAATGACCCAGGCATTGAGGTACTTGAGGGATTCACACTGGCTGGACATTGATGGGCCCGCACCAGAAGACTATGACGAGGATGATTTGATTGACGCTGGGATGGTCAAACGTCGCGGTAATCCATACGCTCAATGATTATGTGCTTACTAGACCAAACCCCAAACCTTAGGCATAATGTGGTCAGTCTAGTCCTACGAGGTCAAAATGCCTGAAGGTTTACTTAGCGGTGTTCTACCCGCCTTATATTCTGCTGGAGACTATGCCAAGCGCCAGGTCAAAAACATTGCCTCTGACCCATTAGGCGTCATACAGCAGTCTTTGGGGCAAATGACCGATACCCGTAAACGGTTTGATGATTTAGCCCGTATGGCCTACGGTGACCCCAAGAATCCTGCAAAAGTTACAAACAAAGCCGCGCACGATCTGCTCCAAACAATGGCCACAGAACAAATGCTCAACATGAACATGGGCGTGTCTGGTGTGGTCAAACCACTGAAAGGTGGCGCCTGGCTGGACAAAACAGTAGATCGCATGATTGATGACATGAGGCCAATGTATTCAATAGACGATAAGTTGTCGTTAGAAAAGCAATTAAAAGGATACCAAGATTACGTAGAGCAAAATAAAAATTTACCTAATGCTGATTTAACTCATGTTGAGGCAGGAATAAGAGACATTGAAGACTTGCTCAAACGACTGCCTGGTTATTCAGCAGTGCATGAATGGTTGAATAAGAACTTGCGTAATTATGTCAAGAATGAGATGGGCACACCTTTTGACCCATTGCGTAAGCAAGCTGATGAAAAAACTAAGATTCACCTTGAGCCAGATCAATTAGCACACCAACCTTACATTGAGGGTGTTAAGAATAGAAGGGAAGAAGTGGGTATGCCTGTTGAGGGTATGGCCAAAACCCCTATGGGTAAGTCATGGGAAGATCGTGCTGATTTGCACATTGAAAGTCAACCTGCATCTTATTACCAAAACAAACCATCGTATGTTGCTGATTTTGGACAATTTGGTTCTAACAAGTTTCATACTGAAGAAGAGGCTAAAAAATCAATTGAAAAATGGCATAAAGCTATTAGTAATTTAAGTGCAAATGGACCTCTTCGTAAAGTTGTACCAACAATTCAAAGAACAGGGCCCATGGTAGAACACCCATGGCTTGAAAAGAAAGCACCTAATGAACCCATTTACAACCTTGATGGTGGACAGGCATTAAACTTCAGGCCAGTTACCGAAACATTGTTAAATGACATATTTGAAGGCAGGTTACCTGCTGAAAGCTTAAAAAATGTATCTGTGGCTCAAGCAGTGGCCAGGCATTCAGACTATCAAAAGGAGTTGGCCGCACAATTGGCAAAACTTGAGGCGGAGCAACAAAAAAAGAATTTATCAGCCAATGTACATAAAAAGTATGATGATGAACATCAATGGATTGAATTGCCCGACACAATGTCATCGGCAGAAAACAAAGAGTTTTGCAAAGGTATAGGTAAAACCCTTGGGTTGTGTACCCAGAACGATTGGGCGGCAGAGGACTACGGCAGGCATGACGTTGGTAATCGTTTGTATGCTTTGATTGACAAAGAAGGTAAGCCCCACGCCCAAATACAAACAAAACATCGTAATTTTAATTTGCGGGACATAGCTCAATTGCCCGCTGAAGATCAGAAATTGATCAATAAGCAGGTAACAGAATGGGCCCAAAATCAAGACGAGTACCCAACACATAGTCGAGTTGAACGTGCATATTCTGATGCGGCCAAGTCATTAGGGCATCAATTGCCCACTGATGTATTGGAAATCAAGCCACCAAGCAATGACTGGAAAGGTCAGTATTCATTAGACCGTGAAGAGAAATACCCAGGGTATCAAGAAAAGTACAAGCCGTATTTGGATGACTTTGTAAGGTCAGGCAACTATGGGGACGTGGGTGATTTGTACAACACCAATTTGTTTGATCTTAACAATGTGTCAGATTATGCTAACAAGTTAAAATCGCATGCAAATAAAGTTGGTTTAAATTTTCCCAGGTTCATTACTAATCAAGAAAGAGATATATTAGGCGAACATTCAATACACCACCAAGTTGCTGAAGCGGTTAACAATCCAGCAATTAGACCATTTCCTGAAATTCCTGAAGAGCTTAGAAAGTATCAAGTACAACCAGAACCACCCGTACAAGAGTACAAAGTAGGCGGAGCAGTACAGCATTTTGATGATGGTGGGGAAGTAACCAGCCAGGACGATTTAAACAAACCATTCTTTGGTAACCCCAACATTCAGCGCCAGGGTGCCGCGGCAAGAGCCAATGCGGCAGAGCGTTCGCCACTGACCCTGCCTGACCCCAGGACGTATGCGGCGGCCACTACAGCCTTATCAGTGCCTGTGAACATGGCCAACATGTTTTACGGCGGTGCCCAGTCAGTAGCTAAAAGTATTCCTGAGGCAATTAAGACGGGCCAGCCCCCAGCACCAATTGCGGAAAGATTGGCTGAGAAGTATTTCAGTCAAAACCCTGGGATGCAACCCGACACTCCATTGGCTGAAGAATACCAGGGTAACCTTGGTAAAGCTTTAAGCTGGGTGCCACCTGTTGTAGGTGATTTGATGTTTGCCAGAAACGTGGGGGAAGTATCAAACCCCATGAAGATGATGCTTAAAGACTACATGAAGGCCAACCCGCCATCAGTAGGATTAAGCACTAAAAATGTTGGTGAGCCCATTGGAGAGGCAATAGCACCTAAAAAAGTAGGTATCAATGTAAACCAAGACAAAGATAATTTATATGCTGACAAAATTATCAGCGGAGAAAAAACATTTGAAACTCGAGATAGCGACTCATTGAGGCCGTATGTTGGTACCAGGGTGCCAATTATTGCCACTGGTAGTGGACCTGCAAAAGCAATAGGTGAAGTGCATTTGGGTGAGCCAATTAAAGTAACTTCCAAAGAAGAATTTGACAAATATCGAGATCAACATTTGGTGCCAGAAGGTTCAACTTTCGATATAAAAAAAGGTGGCGAAAAATGGTTGTATCCTGTGAGCCAGCCAATTAGATATGGCACTCCAAAAGATGTAGCTAAATATGGCATTGTGGCCAGGGAAGTTTATGGCCATGAAGACGGGCTAAAAGATCAGCCATTAAAAATGGATATGAAATCAGGTGATATTACTCAGCACAACTTGTTGACCCAACGCGAAGAACGTCAGATCGCCAACAGCGTTGAATTGACCAAGGATGAGTTAAAGATTATCAAGGAAGGCGCCAAAGCCGCTGGAGTTCCTGTATCTGAAATAGAAGAACGTGTGCGTCAACATAAGATTGACAACCCATCTGTTGGTGATGACCCCTGGGCACAGCTTGAATTGAGCAGAATTAAACAACTCAAAGACAAGCCAGGCGAGTATGAGATTGAGTACAAAAACGTCCCATACAGTTATGACCAAGATGCCCAAGGCAAAACGATTAAGCCTGGAACGACGGAGTATGACACGCACACGACATCATTGGCTGATAAGCTGAAGAATGAAGTGGTGGACATTTACAATCGTTTTAGGGGTGGTGATGAGGCGGCAGGAAACATTATTCGCCAGGCTGGCTGGTATAAAGAAATGCGTAGCAGGTTACGCCAAGAGTTTGGGGGCTTGGGTGACTTGTTTGCTGACCTCTTGGGGGCAACATCCCCGAACACCCCTGTCCGCGAGAACTGGAAAAACGCCGTTGACTTGATCCGCAAGGCCAGCCAGGGTGACTTTGATGCTTTGGTTCCCCAGTGGGAAGATTGGTATAAGAATGTTGAAACCCAAGAGAAGAAACTAAATTCATTCTTTGCTGGCCAGTTGGCTGAAGGTAAGACCAAGGCGGCAATTAAAAGAATGCCTGAGTTTGAATCCCAGTATGAAGAACTTAAAAAGGCTAGGGAATTCCCTGATGAACTGTTGCCTTTAAAAGACAGCGGCAAGAAGTATGGGTTCAATGGCCAAAACGGTGTTCGCGCATTGTTGGACTTGTTTAGAGTGGTTAAAGATCCAAACGCTGACATTGGTATTGGTACCACAGCGCCCAAGGCCATAACATTTTCTGGCAACCTTATTGGATTTAAAGACCGAGCAACCATTGACGTGTGGGCGGCTCGATTGCTCCAGCGCTTGGCTGAAAAGATCCGTGTGCCCTCAATGGCAGAAACTGGGGTAAGTGGTGCCATGCTCCCAGGCGGGACCACCACGGGCCAATTTGGCATGGGCCAAGACGTGTTTAGAAAAGCTGTGGACCTTATCCGTAAGGACCCTGAACTGTCTAAGCTGGATGTGCTCAAAAACATATCAGACGATGACTTACAAGCTTTGATTTGGTTTAAAGAAAAAGAATTGTGGACTAAAAAGAATTGGACGTCCGCGGCTGGTGAAGGCGGATCGTTTGAGTTTGAGGCTGACCTTGCAGGTATCAGGGACCAGGCTGAAGTCAACCGTTTGCGTAAACTGATCGATACTGGCGTGGCCACCACCAAAAAACAAAAAGAAATGGCACAGGCAGAAATCGAAGACATAGAAGCTCATAGGATGACCCTGAGGTCCTTGATGGAGCAAGCAGTTGATTCATTGAGCCCCCATGACCAGAAAGCCATGAAGAGCCACATTGATGATTTAAACAAATCAATCACTAGGCAAAAAGCAATTCTTTCTAAGCCTGATCCTGAAGAGTTGATGCAAACTAAGAAGGGCGCCCAGGAAAAATTAAATAAGATGGTTCGTCCGTTAGAACGTTATCAAGCTGGTTTGTCGCAACAATCGCCTGACTTTACGCCTGCTAATGCTGACCAAGCCAGGCTGGCTGATACCATGCAAAAAGCCATTTATGCGGGCGATGACGGCGCTACAGTGATGGCCAGCAAGAGTATGCCTACCTTGGGCATTTACGGCGCCCCAGAGCATTCTATTGACCTGGAGGCCATTGTTCGCCAGGGATACAACCCAATACCTTTGCTTAAAGAAATCATTACTGAGGCCCAGGCGGCTAAACAGCACAGCACGTTTTTGTCTAAGGTATTGCGTAATGATGAGCCTGTTGACCCATTGCGTCATAGGCCAGGGGTTGAGATTTACTTTAGGGAAAAGGGTGATGTCAGCAAAATACAACCAATTCTTGATGACCTGAAAAAAGAAGGCATTCAGTTTTATACTGTGATTGTGGATGGCCGTCGTAGTCCAAATGCTTTGGCTGGACAGATTCCACCTGCTGTCGGTGTACGTTTCCAATTGGTGCCTGAGTTTGAGCAGGCATTTGACATCCATGATTGGTCCAAGCTTACTGATGCCCAGATTGCGGCGGAAGTAGACAAGAGGGCCATACAAATGGCTGACCTTGCCGCTACGGTGGCAAAGAAAGTTCCAGGCGTGAGCAATGCTGGACAATATTGGTACGACACCGAAGTGTTATTTGACCATCAGTATCAGGAGAGATTAAATGAAATTGAAAACTCAAGCAGAACGCCTGGCGGAAATGCTACCAGCGCTGGAGAGAAAACATGGGGCGGAAAATCCATTCGTGAAGGGGTTAAAGGAGCAATTAGTGGGCCTCCAGAGACAACAGGATCGACGGGAACAGTACCAAGTGGGGATGCAAGCACCCCAGCGGTAGACCGCATTAGCATGTCCCACAAGGACGTGACCAAACGAGTTCCTGAATTAACCGAGGCCGCATTAAAGGTCCAAGCTGGCTTGATGTCCCGCGCTGAATACAACGACATTGTCAACAAATATAAACCTGTACTGCCGTATACATCAGCCCCCAAGCCAGCAACTGTTAAACAAATGACCGCGGCATTGTCTGAAGATAAGCGCCCACGTTTACTTGCCCCCAGGAATTTAGAAGAGGGACACAAGGTTGGCGTAAGGTTGGACATACCATCTTATTCAAACAGCGGCACCTGGATACCTACAATCCATGAGCAAAAGGCTGGGTTCCAGGCTGGGCCAACAATTGGGTATGACAACCATTCGCATGTAATGAATGCAGAATTTGGTGTTCAGCCTAAAGCGGCCATCAACTATGCAACGGGCAAAACGGCTAAAAACACGTTTGCTACAATCAAAGGCGATTGGCACAAAACAACGCCTGAAAAAGCATTTGCCGACGTGCAAAAACATTTGAACAGTTCTGAATGGACGCAAGTTGGTATGGACCCAGAGCGCCATTCATATTTTTATGATAGAAAGACTGGATTGCCTGTGACCCATGCGGATGAGGCCATCCAGGTTGGACCGTTAGTTTTGGCTCGAAATGCAAAGAACTTATCTAAACCTGGTGATTTTTCTTATAAACGCGGCGGCTTAGTTTCACACAAAGGACATTGAAATGACTTCTCCAAAATATGGTTATGAATATACTAACACTGGGTGGCAACTAAAACCTGGTTTTTTTCTTGATAGCAATGGTGATGTAAAGCCTATACCACCAGAACCGCCAACAGCGCCACCAGGTTATTACATAGATAATTATGGCAATGTGTTGCCTGTTCCGACTGCACCAAAGCCAATAACGCCATATCCTGAACCAGCTTATCCTAAAGCGCCAACACCTGAACCAACTTATCCACGTGGTTACACTGTTGATAATAATGGTAACTTAAAATTAATGCCTGGTTATTATGACAATGGAAGCGGTATGGGACAACCAATACCTCCAACTTATCCTCCTAATTTTCCACCGTCTGAAGTTTTTCCGCCAAACGTTGGTATAGATACATACCCACAACCTCCACGTAGCAACCCACAAAACTTGCAAACTGATGACATCAGAGCATTTGTAAATGCAAATATTGGTGACCCAGCAACTATTGCTAGTGCCATGCAACAGTATGGTTTGAATGCAACTGACGTTGCCCAGGCCATGGGAGTTGATCCAAGCGTGGTTAGTAGCTATTTTAGTGGCAATAATATTGATTCAAATACTGGATTACCTCCCATGCATACAGAGACGCCACCAGAGATTTTACCAGTGCCACAAGTGCGTACAGAGACGCCACCAACATATTTAACGCCACCAAAATATTTAACGCCACCAACGCCACCTATACCTATTTACCCAACTTTTGATGATCCTCAATTATTTGAAGGACGTGTTCGAACACCTCAAGAATTTGAAGGACCTGTTCGGACACCTCAAGAAATTGAAGGACGTCCTAACTATGACATGTCACAACTTGCTACTTTGCCAGACGGCAGTCAAGTTTATACAGGTCAATAAAGGATAAACCATGGCAACAGAAATGCCCATTGAACAGGATTATGACCGCCATATTGACGGCATGTCTGAGGAACCAGAAAGCAGTGTCACTGGATTACCTGATGGTGAACTAAACATTGAAGAAATGCCTGATGGTTCAGCCGTGGTAACCACAGAAGACTTTGAAGGTCCATCGGAAGATGAAGACTTTTACCAAAACTTGGCAGAAGAATTTGATCCATATGACTTGAACAAAGTGTGTATGCACTACATGGACCTGATCAAAAGCGACAAAATGAGTCGTGAAGACAGGGACAAGCAATATGAAGAAGGATTAAAACGTACTGGATTGGGTAAAGACGCACCAGGCGGCGCTAATTTCTTAGGCGCATCTAAAGTGGTTCACCCCATTATGGCGGAGGCATGTGTTGATTTTGCATCCAGGGCAATCAAAGAGTTGTTTCCCCCAGATGGTCCCACACGCACAAAAATAATTGGTGACGTTGACAAAGACAAAATAGAAGTTGCTGAACGCAAGCGCGACTACATGAACTGGCAGTTGACCGAGCAAATTGAAGAGTTTAGGGATGAACAAGAGCAGTTGTTAACGCAACTACCCTTGGGTGGTTCTCAATACCTCAAGATGTGGTACGACGATAACAAAAAGCGCCCTTGTACTGAATTTGTTCCTATTGACAAAATTTACTTGCCTTATGCCGCGGCAAATTTTTATACGGCACAACGGGTAACTGAAGAAAATACCATTACGTCTTATGAGTTTGAAAGCAGGGTTCGTTCTGGTTTGTACCGTGACATTAATTTAATACGTGCCTCTGACCAACCTGAAATGAGTTATGCTGAAAAGGCAAACGTCAAGATTGAAGGTAAAAAATGGGAAAACAACGATGATGGCGTAAGAAACGTCTATCACGTGTATACCTGGATTGAATTTGATGAAGACAAGCGGGCTAAAGGGGAAAGCGCGCCATACATCTTGATGATTGATGAACTCGACATGAAGTGTGTGGGTTTGTACCGTAACTGGGAAGAAGGCGATGACACTAGAACAAAGCTTGATTGGCTTATTGAATTCAAGTTTATTCCATGGCGCGGCGCATATGCGATTGGTCTCCCTCATCTCATTGGTGGATTGTCCGCCGCCCTTACTGGTGCCTTACGTGCATTGTTGGATTCAGCCCATATCAACAATTCAGCCACCATGCTCAAAATCAAGGGCGCCAGAATGTCTGGCCAAACCCAGCAGGTGGAAGTTACCCAAGTTGCTGAAATAGAAGGCGCACCAGGCGTGGACGATGTCCGCAAAATTGCCATGCCCATGCCATTCAATCCCCCATCACCCGTGCTATTTCAGCTTCTGGGCTGGATTACAGACGCGGCCAAGGGGGTAGTGACCACCAGCGAAGAAAAGATTGCTGACGCCACAAATAACATGCCTGTGGGCACTGCCCAAGCTTTGATTGAACAAGGCGCCCATGTTTATTCAGCAATCCACGCTAGGTTGCATGAAAGCCAAGCCAGGGTATTAAAAGTATTGGGTAGATTGAATCGCTGGTATTTGGATGACCAAAAACGCGGTGAGTTGGTGGCTGACCTGGACATCAAACGGGAAGACTTCAAACGTAGTACGGACGTTATTCCTGTTTCTGACCCACACATCTTTTCAGAAACCCAAAGGATGGCGCAAACACAAGCTGTAATGCAAATTATGGCTCAGTATCCCCACGCATTTAACCAGAAAGCGGTGCTTGAACGGTTCTTAAAACAAATGAAAGTGCCACAAATCAATGAGTTAATGGTCATGGAGCCTGAAGAGGACATGATTGATGTGGCTCAAGAGAATGTATTGATGAGTACTGGCCAGCCAGCCAAAGCTTACAAAGAACAAGACCACCTGGCTCACGTGCAAGGACACTTAGATTTCTATCAAAACCCCATTTTTGGTGGCAAAAACCCATTGGTTATGCCTGCTTTGCTCCAACCCCTGGTCATTCATATCATGCAACACTTTGAAATGTGGTACCAGGCGCGTATGGATGAGTACGTTACACAAGCTTTGGGTGAAAAATTGGACTATGACAACGTAAAAATTACCCACAGAATTGACAAGTTGTACGCTTTGGCATCCCAACACGTTGACCAGGATTCACAGCAGACGTTCTCTAAGATCATGCCTATATTCCAAGACATGATGCAACAGGTACAACAGCTTAAAAAGCAACAACAGCCCCCAATGGACGCTGACGCACAAGCATTGGTGCAGACTGCAATGGCAGAAACCCAACGTAAAGCGGCTAAAGACCAAATTGATGGCAAGATGTCCCAAGCTAAGTTGCAGGCGGATATTGCCATGGAGCAGGCCCGCTTACAGGCTGACCTGTCATTGGAACAAGCCAAGCTTAAAGCGGATGAAGACCGTTTTGGGGCTGACAAAAACCTTGAAATAGCAATGAACGCGGAAAATAATCTTACGCGAGAGCGCATTGAATCAGCAAAGTTGTCGCATGACGCGAGCAAATTGCAACATGAGCAGGTGAAAACTGCACTGGGACTTGAAAATCAAGCCCAGTCATTCTTAGGAGGCCCAAATGGCTAATGATGCAGAGCAAAAATCAATTCTTGTGCCACAACACAAGCGTATGGCCCAAGGCGAAAAGCTGGACGGTTCAAGTATGGGCTCAAAAGGCTCAGACGGTAAGAAACAAGGCGGTTTAAGCCACGCCTTGAAGAAAAAAAGTAAATGATTGGCATTAAAGATGTCATCGGGGTGATAAAAGCCAGGCAAGCTGAGATAGCGTTTTCTTTGGGTGCAGGCAACGCATCTACATGGGAAATCTATCAACGGGTTGTGGGCATTTATTTGGGGCATCAAGAGGTTTTAGATGCCATTAACAAAATGTTAAACGAGGAACAAGAGAGAGAAAATGACAAATAACAACGATTTAGACTGGGCGTTTCCAAAAGTAGACCCAGGAGCCGAGCCACTCGGTGCAAGAATTCTTGTACAACTAAGAAGGTCCAAGAAGCAAACAGAAAGTGGATTGTGGTTGGTTGAAGAAACCAAAGAAACCGAAAAATGGCAAAACATGGTGGGTAAAGTCATCACGATTGGGCCATTGGCGTTTAAAAACAGGGAAACAATGGCCTCCTGGCCTGAAGGTTCCTGGTGCCAAGTCGGTGATTACGTCCGCGTACCCAAGTGGGGCGGAGATCGATGGGATATTGAAGTCCCAGGTGAAGATAGTCTTGAAGAAAAAGCTCTCTTTATGATTATCAATGACCATGAAGTTATCGCCAAGATAACTGGTAACCCCTTAGAAGTGAAAGCGTTTATATGAACACGGAAACCAAAGATAAAGTCGAAGAACCGATTGACATTCATGTCAATGAGGAACTGGATGGATCTGCCACGGTTGAACTACCTGACGATTTAGCCCCCTCAAGCCATGAAGATGACGATCATCCAGATGACACGGACGAGGAGAGGCATGAGAAAAAAACAAAACGCAGAAATAAGCGTGATATTGCAAAGGCAACTACCTCCGAGAAACAAATTCAACTGGAACTGCTTAGAAAGCAAAACGAAGATTTGATGTCCAGGTTGGCAGTAGTGGAGAAAAGAACCCATTATGCTGACATAGCTCGAATCGATGCCGCCATCAAAGAGGCGGATATGAACCTTGAGTACCAAAAATTAAAGATGTCTGAGGCCATGCAACATGGAAACGGGGATGCATTTAATATGGCCCAAGAGGGTTGGGATAAAGCCAAAACCACCATCAGGGACCTAAGAGCGCTCAAAGATTCACAAATTAGGCCGCAACAAACCAATAGTATTCCCGATCCAAGGCTGACCAGAAATGCAAACGCCTGGATGGAAAAACATTCATGGTATGACCCCAGTGGTGGGGACCGTGATAGTCGAATTGCCAAAGTAATCGATGAGGAGCTGGTTAAGGAGGGGTGGGACCCCACTTCAAATGATTATTGGGAAGAACTTGATAATCGCTTGTCAAAAACCATTTCTCATAGGTACAATGACGATATGGACGTAAGACCGTCTGCTAAAAGACCAAGGAGTGTTGTTACAAGCACAGGACGCGAGAGCGTTAATGGTTCGTCAAATCGAAGCACTTTTGTACTTAAACCCGAACAGGTTAGAGCAATGAAAGATGCAGGTTTCTGGGATGACCAGGAAAAGCGAGCCAGAATGATCAAGCGCTACGCCCAAGAAGCACGTAACAATTCATACTAAGGAAAAAGCAAATGGAATCACGTTTAAAAAAATCTCTCAGTGCTGGTGGCCGAGAAAGTCGTTCTTCCGAGGACGAATCAAGAAAACCGCCTGAAGAAAAGTTCATCACGTCGCAGGAACGTCGCAGAATGTGGAGCGAGGAGTGGACACAGAGTGCTTTACCTAAAGTCCCAACAGTGCCAGGTTGGCATACATGTTGGCTCTCAACTACTAACAGTTATGACAGCATTGATAAGCGTATGCGACTAGGGTATGTTCCTGTAAAAGCGGAAGAAATGCCTGGATTCGATAATTACCGCGTAAAAGCTGGAGAACACGTTGGTTTTGTTGCTTGCAATGAGATGCTCTTGTTTAAAATCCCTATGGATGTTTATCAAGACTACATGTTGCAGATGCACCATGATATGCCCAATGAGGAGTCCGACAAAATTCGGGTCCAAGTTGAGCAATTGCAAGGTGGACAAGACAGTTCAGGCAAAAACCTGGCTGAAGTTGAAGGCGATGGGTTAAAGCAATTAAGTAGGAGAAATGTACCTGATCCCGTTTTTCAAGGGTAGGGTTTTTTTAACAAGGAGTTAGTATGTCTTCAACTAATGCTCCGTTCGGCCTACGTCCTGCGTTCCATCCCTCTGGTTTGGACCGCGCTCAAGCGTTGGCTGGCGGTATTGCGTCTGGATATTCATCGAATATCTTAAAAGGACAACCCGTTATATATAACGGTAGTGCTGGAACCATCGGAGTAGTAACAACTACTGGTGCATGGACTGGTGCTTTTGCTGGTGTCGAATGGACTGATACTACTGGTCGTAGGCGTGTAAGTAACTATTGGCCTGCCAGTACTGCTTATATTGCTGGATCATGTGTTGCTTATTTCTACAACGATCAAAACATCGTTTATGAAATTCAATCTGATGCAACAATGGCTCAAACTTCTTTGGGTAACGAGTACAACTTCACATCTGCCAATTTAGCCGCAGGTTCTACTACTACTGGTTTGTCTGCTTGCACCTTAGGTGTATCAACAGCCGTTGGTAATGGCGCCCAGGGCCAAATGCGTGTCGTTGACATTGCTCCATATGTGGACAATGCATGGGGTGATGCCTATGTTATTGTTCGTGTCGTTAACTCACAGTCACAGTTCTTCGGTTCTGTAACTGCTATAGCATAAGGGGGTAAATCATGGCCGCACCAATGCGAAGTACGGACTTTAGATCAATCGTTGAACCAATTCTTAATGAATGTTTTGATGGTGTCTATGATCTCCGCGAAGACGAATGGTCACGTGTTTTCCGTGAATCAGAGGGTATCCCCCGTAACTACCACGAAGAGCCCGTCCTTTATGGATTTGGCGCCGCACCTCAATTGCCTGATGGAACACCAGTGTCCTATCAGCAAGGTGGTGTACTCTTCCTCCAACGCTACATTTACAATGTATATGGCCTGGCCTTTGCGTTGACAAAAGTGTTGGTTGAAGACGGTGACCATATTCGTATCGGTCAAGTGTATGCTCGACATCTCGCCCAATCATTGATTGAGACTAAAGAAACACTCTGTGCAAATATTTTGAACAGAGCATTCAATAGTTCTTATGTTGGTGGTGACGGCGTATCGTTGATCAACACTGCTCACCCAATCGTGAGTGGATCTTTCAGCAACCAATTGACTACAGCCGCTGTTTTGTCTCAAACATCTCTCGAACAGATGTTGATTCAAGTCCGTCAAGCTGTGGACAACAACGGTAAGAAAATTCGTTTGGTTCCCCGCCAATTGGTGGTGGCTCCAGGCAACATTTTCCAAGCTGAAGTGTTGTTGAAATCAGTATTGCGTACTGGAACCGCAAACAATGACTTGAACCCTGTTAAGTCAATTGGTTTGTTGGATGAAGGCGCCGCAATCTTGTCACGTTTGACATCATCCACTGCATGGTGGGTTCAAACTGATGCGCCTGAAGGCATGAAGCTTTTGATGCGTAGACGTTTGGAGAAAACCATGGAAGGTGACTTCGAGACTGACAGTATGCGTTACAAAGCAACGGAGCGTTACATCCCAGGATGGACAGATCCCCGCGCATTGTTCGGTACACCAGGCGCTTAATGCCTAGCGGGGAGGGGATAAAACCTCTCCCCATTTTTTTAATGTTGTCATACTTTTCATGGAGCAGACAAAATGCCACAATTTTCAGACGATCTATTTTTAGGCCCAGCCCAAACTTACATGGGTACGGGTGTTCGCCCTTACACTACTACTGCCACTGGTGGTACAGGTGGTGTATCCTCTTCAACCTTAACAATTACTGCCCTTAATCAAGGTGCTCCAATTGTTGTTGGTATGTATGTAGACGGTTCAAGCGTAACCGACGGCACATATATCACTGCATTTGGCACTGGTAACGGTGGTGCAGGCACATATACGCTTAATCAAGCTATTAATATTGCCAACACAACTGCGTTGACATTTCATGGAAACATTGCATTTGATGATCCATCTCAAATGGATTTGGGTATTGGTCCTTTGGGCCGTATCTATGTTTGGGATGTAATTCCCCAAGCATTGGTAGCAAATAACATTGCCGCCTCACAAACACCCGTAGCATCAGGTTCTTTGACTTTGACAGCAGGTACATCAGTTAAATCTGTTATCCGTAATGACGGCACAACAGCATTACAAGTTGATTTGCCACGCGCTGTTAAAGTAACTACAGGTACTGCAACAGGTTCTGTATTGGCAAGTGTAATTATTGCTGGAACTGGGGGTCAAATTACTTTTACCTCTAACGCAAGCGTGTTCACTGGTCAACGCATGACTATTTCTGGCACTTTAGGTGGTACAGGTACGATTACAGGTTATACCAACCCAACGACTTATATCCTGAGTGCAGTAACAGCAACAAGCGCAACTTTGACAACAACCGCAGGTGGTGCAGTTGTTACAACAGCAGGTACACCAACTGGTTTGACTTACACTTTGGGTGCCGCACCACAGACAATTACTGTGAGTGGTTATGACTATTATGGTCAAACTATGAGTGAGGCAATTACTTCTAGCGCCGCAGTTAGTACAGCAGTAAATGGTAAAAAAGCATTTTTCCAAATTACTTCTATTACAACAAGTGGTGCAACAGGTACGGCATTAACAGTAGGTACAACAGACATTCTTGGATTGCCTGTGCGAGTGTTTAACGTAGCATATATTGCAAGCGTGAAAACCAACAGCACTTTGGCCCAGGATACTGGAACCTTTGTAGCCGCAGACACTGCAACAGCAACCACCACAACAGGTGATGTTCGTGGTACTTATGTACCAGGCACAGCATCAGACGGTATCAACCGTACAGTGATGGGAATTTTGTTACCTGGTATTGCCGTCGGTCCCAATGCTACACGCACTGGTGCTCTTGGCGTCACTCAAGCCTAATAGGAGAGACACATGGGACAATTTAAACCAATGGTAAAAATGGAAACAACTGAACCATCAGTTGAGTTAAAACTCAAAAAAGGTGGTCATGTTTCCATGAAAAAAGGTAAGAAAAGCGATAGTGGTCATCACATGATGGACGGCGGCATTATGAATGCCTTGTCTTCACCACGTCGCTCTATGGGTATGCCTCCAACTATGATGGGCGCCGCTCCTGCACGTCCTGCCATGGCTTTGCGTCGTAAGGCTATGGCGGCAATGCCAACACCTATGATGAAAAAAGGTGGTGAGATGGAGTCCAAGCATGACCAGATGATGGAAGACAAGCGGATGTCCAAGCTTGAGGCTGAATTGAAAAAGCATGAAAAAATGCCTGCTCATTTAGCTCACAAAGGTATGGCATCAGGTGGTTCATCTGATGAGCGCATGAAAAATTTGGCAAAAGCCCGTGAGGCACTTCAAAAGTGTAAAGAAGGTGGTGGTATGCATCACTTAGACAAGTGCGAAATGCATTTGGCTAAATGTGGCGGTGGTTCCATGAAGAAAATGGCCACTGGCGGTGCTACTGGCAAAAATCTTGATGCATTTGAAACCAAAACTACCGTAAAAGGCAATGTTAAGCCTTTTGAAAAAACTGAAATGCATACTGCCAAGAAAGATAGTGCTCATGGTACTGGCGGAGTCAAAGAAGGTAATGGTGGTGGTTACAAAAAAGGTGGTTCAATTAATTCTGAAACATCTTACGGTGACTACGCTACTACCAAAGTTGACCAGGCTAAGCCTGATTCAGCACACGGTACTGGTGGCGTTTCTATGTCCAATGCTGGTGGTTTTAAAAAGGGTGGAAAAGCCAAATATAAAACTGGTGGTGGAGTAGAAAAGTACGCTGTTGATAATGTTGAGGGAACTCCTAAAGGCGTGACCAATACAACAACTGGTGAAGTCAAAGAGTCCAATGGTGGTGGTTACAAGAAAGGCGGTGCTTTAAAAAAGCATTTCGCCACGGGGGGCAGTGTTAATCGCACTGGTCACGCCGTGGTAATGCCCCAAGCAAGTAAGCCCGCATCTAAAGCAACAGAAATCAATATGTTATCTGGTGTTTTTAAAAAGGGCGGTCACGTAAAAAAGTTTGATGGCGGTGGTTCAACTGGTGACAAGATCATTGATCAAGAAAACCAGAAAAGACTAAATGAATTAAATACTACCAAGTATGAAAATCAACACCCATTTAAGACAATGTTTAACAATGTTAAAGAGTTTGTAATGGGGCCGCCTACAACTCCCGCGGGGAGCGTTACCAAGACTAAAGAGTCAGTCACGGTAGCACCACAAAAAAAAAGTGGTGGTAGTATCAAGCGTTAAATAAGGTGGGGGCTACGGCCCCTACTTTTTAAGGGATTATTATGGGAACTTATTCTTCTGCAACTAGACAAGGTGCGTTTGAACCATTTGAATTGCAATTGAGCCGTGGACAAGTAGACGGTCATTCTTATTTATTTCAATTTGGTCAAACGTCTACTGTTACCACAAATCAATCTGTTTGGGCAACTACTGGAGTTTACGCATTTCCTGCGTCGGCAACAGTAATGAAAATTTCAAGCGCAAACACAAACGACACTTCTGCTGGCAGTGGCGCGCGCACAGTATTTATTTCAGGTTTAGATGCTAATTACGCACCAATTTCTGAAACAGTTATTTTGAATGGTCAAACAGCCGTTAACACAACAAACAGTTATTTGCGTATCAATGATTTTTATGTTTTGACTTGTGGTAGTGGTAACACTGCCGCAGGAATTATTTATGCTGGAACAGGCAATGTAACAACTGGTGTTCCTGCAACCATTTATTCATTGATGCCCGTTGCATACAATTCTCAAACACAGGCAATCTATACGGTTCCTGCTGGATATACGGCATACATTACCAGCTACACATTCACTTCCAATAATACAACTGCTAATACCATTTGTTCTGGGTTTTTGTATGTTTACTTGTATGGAAATAATTTTCCAACTATTGAAGCATCTGCTCGATTTAATGCTGGTAGCGTATTTGACAGGCACTTTGATTGTCCTTTGAAATTTGCTGAAAAAACCGATTTTGATATGCACGTTTCTGCTGGCGCGTCTGGTCAAATGACAGGCGAAATGCATATGATTTTGGTTAAAAATCCTGATTAATCATGCCAAGTAAATCACCTGCTCAACATCGACTGATGGAGGCCGCCGCGCATACCAAGGGTGGATATGGTGGCGTTCCACAAAAAGTTGGAAAAGAATTTGTCAAAGCCGATGAAGGCAAAAAAATGGCAAACGGTGGTTTGTATGCCAACATTCATGCAAAAAAAGAAAGAATAGCCCATGGTTCTGGTGAAAAAATGCGTAAGGTCGGTTCTAGTGGCGCACCGAGCGCTAAAGATTTTCGTGAATCAGCTAAAACTGCTAAACACAAAGAGGGTGGACCATCTTTAGCGGTAGGACGTGGTGAAAAGCTTTCAGTGGACCGCGGTGCGGGTTTGACGGCCAAGGGTAGGGCAAAGTACAACAGAGAGACTGGGAGCCATTTAAAGCCTCCACAACCTCAAGGTGGTGCTAGAAAAGATTCGTTTTGTGCCAGGATGTCTGGCGTTGTGAAACATGCGTCTGGTGATGCCCCAAGAGCGAAAGCATCACTTAAACGCTGGGACTGTCCAGGATGGTAAAAAATGTCATTTTCGGGAACCGTTAGTCAGACAGTTGTTAACACACAAACCGTCATCGATCATGCGGTGCGTCGGTGTGGAAAACTTGCTGAAGAAATATCTTCAGAACAACAAATAACGGCTAGGGAAAATTTGTATTTTCTTTTGTCCCATATGATGAACCGCGGAATACAGTATTTTGCTGTCAACAAGGTTGTTATAGGCTTAAATGCCAACCAGTATGAGTACACCCTGCCCAGTGGCGCAAACGACGCTCTAAACGTCTTATATCGCCAAATGGCACGGCCAAATGGTAGCTACACAACCAGTGCAAATGGTGTTGTGGCCAATATTTATGATGGCAACGTCGATACATATTGCCAGCAAACAACTGCAAATGGTAATTTCACGGTCAATTATGGTTCTACGGACCCACAATACATAGGATCAATTGGCATCATGCCTTATGTTTCTGGTGGTGGAAGTGCAACCTGGAGCTATTATTTGCAAGCATCCAGCGATGGAACTACCTGGAATAACATTTATACAGCTACTGCTGTGACGGTAACTGATGGCCAGTGGATATGGCAAGACATTGATCCTGGTTTTAACGTCATTTACTATCGAATTCAAGCATTTAGCAATACCACTTTGGCCCTGAGAGAGTGGTATTTGGGTAATAACAGCACAGAAATTCAAATGTCACGTTTGAATCGTGATGATTACACCAATTTACCCAACAAAAACTTTACTGCTAACCAACCTTTTCAATTTTGGTTCAATCGGACCATACCAAATCCAACTTTAGTCCTTTGGCCTGTGCCAAGTACATCATTTGTACAGATGACGGTGTGGTATTCAGCCTATATTGAAGATGTTGGAGCGCTTTATCAGCAATTGGCTTTACCTCAAAGGTGGTATGAGGCAACAATCTTTATGCTAGCTCACCGTATGAGCTTGGAGTTGCCCCAAATTGACCCAGCACGAATTGCATATTTGGAAAAAATGGCGGATAAGTTCCTTTACGACGTAGAGCAAGAAGAGAGGGACAAATCGCCAGAGTATTTCGCACCAAATATTAGCGTTTACACAAGTTAACCATGCCAATATTTCTTAATACGCTTGGAAATGCAACTTTATCAATTGCAATATGTGATCGTTGCAAGATGAAACGCGCCCATTCAGTAATGAGAAATGACCCAAATTTTCCAGGATTACGGGTTTGTAATGAAGGCTGTGCGGACCAAAAAGATCCATATCGCCTGGCGGCCCGTAAAACTGAACGCATCAACATTCGTTTTCCCAGGCCAGATACAAACATCAATGTGGTCCCAGATGCAATAATTTCTACTGGTTATGACCAGTGGGAGTTATCGCCTGAACAAAACACGCAAATACCTGAGAATAATGGTAATCTTGATACTTTAAGTCCTAGTCCACCACAGAATCAATAGCCATGGCAAATGTAACGATCACCCAATTACCAACCGCTGGTGCCTTAACGGGTAGTGAGGCTGTTCCTGTTGTACAAAACGGCGTAACAGTACAAACTACAACGGGGGCTATCCAGGCTACACCTGCGCTTAGTTCGTACACATTTATTACTGTGGGTACCACGGCGCCTTTGGCCTCCAGTAGGTACTTGGCCACGGGAACTGGTTTAGCTTTAGTTGATAACGGTGCTCAATCAAGCATTCAAATTTCATTGAATGGATCTTCGGCATCCCTTGAATCTGTTGGTTATGGAATGCTTGCCAAAAGCGGTGCAAATACCATTGTCAACAGGACTATTTCAATTACGGGGAATGGATTATCTATTGCCAATGGTGATGGCATATCAGGCAACCCAACGCTATCTGTAAGCGGTGTATTGGCTAATTTTGCCAACACGTCGGGTACTGGCTTATTGACCATCAATGGCACAACTATCAGCCAGGCTACTTTGTCTGGTACTGCGGGTCAAATTACAGTTACAAACCCTAGTGGAATTGGGGGAAACCCTACCTTTTCATTAAATACTACTGGTGTTTCTGCTGGTACATACACAATTGCCACAGTTGCTGTTGATGTTTATGGCCGTGTAACTTCAGCGTCTAGCGCATCAACCACGGGTTCTGGTGCTGTAGTATTGCAGGCCAGCCCAACATTGACTGGTACTCCTATAGCGCCAACCGCATCAAATGGGACCAGCACAACACAAATTGCAACTACAGCATTTGTTGCAAACGCTATTTCTTCAGGTACTGGGATAGTCAATTCATTCAGTGGTGGTTCAACGGGTTTAACGCCTGCTACAGCAACTTCTGGAGCAATTACCCTCGCAGGTATTTTGGCTGTTGCAAACGGCGGTACAGGGGTCACTACAAGCACGGGCGCTGGTAGTAATGTTTTAAGTCAAAGCCCCACATTTACTGGTGTTCCTGCGGCCCCTACAGCGGCATTGAATACCAATACCACCCAACTGGCTACAACAGCATTTGTATTGCAACAGGTTAGTTCATCAGGCGGTGGTACGGTTACTTCAATTACTGCTGGAACAGGTTTATCTGGCGGAACAATTACTAACGCTGGAACAATTGCAATTGCAAATACGGCGGTAACTGCTGGTGCATATGGTTCAGCCACCCAAGTTGGCACGTTTACTGTTAATGCTCAAGGTCAATTGACTTTGGCTGGAAACACAACGGTAACCCCAGCCGTGGGCTCAATTACTGGTTTAGGCACCAATGTTGCCCTTGCTCTAGGAGTCAATGTAGGCACTGCTGGTGCTTTTGTGGTGAATGGTGGTGTTTTAGGGACCCCAAGTTCAGGCACATTAACAAATGCAACTGGGTTGCCGATTTCTACTGGTGTATCTGGTTTGGGAACTGGTGTAGCTACATTTTTGGCAACACCATCAAGTACCAACCTGGCGGCGGCTGTAACGGATGAAACAGGTACAGGCTCGCTTGTATTTGCAAATACTCCCACCCTGGTTAGCCCAATATTGGGAACGCCAACAAGTGGTACGTTGACAAATGCAACTGGGTTACCCTTAACTACAGGCGTCACAGGTACTTTGCCTGTAGGTAACGGTGGTACTGGTCAAACATCATTGGCTGTAGGTGCTTTAGGGTATGGCGCAGGAACAAGCGCACATTCAACCCTGGCTATAGGTACTGCTGGCCAAGTCTTAACTGTTAATTCAGGTGCAACAGCGCCACAATGGTCTACTTTAAGTGGTGTGGCGGTTACTACCCTATCTTTTGGTTCAACTGGATTGACGCCTGCTACAGCCACTGCTGGAGCAATTACGGTGGCTGGAACACTGGCCACGGCAAATGGTGGAACTGGAGTTACAACAACCCCAGCAAACGGTGCTTTATTGATTGGAAATGGGACTGGTTATACAAGTGCCACATTGACTCAAGGTAGCAATATAAGCATTACAAATGCCAGTGGTAGCATTACAATTGCATCAACATCCAACCAATCATCTGCATATGCATATTCTTGGTTCATTTCCTGATAAGGGTTAGAAATGCTAGTTTTAGACGCAACAACCAAATCAATTACAGTAGCGATGGCGGCAACCGCCACAACTACAAATCCAAGCTTTGTCACCGCTTATTCTGATGACACTGGAACTGCTTTTACTGAAGGTTCCAGCGATGGTGTTTTGAATGGTTCAACCCAGGTAACTTTGGTTTCGGCTCCTGCGGCATCAACAAGACGCCTGGTCAAAACCATTTACATAGAAAACAACGACACTGTAGCCAATACAATTACTGTCACCTACAACAACAATGGTACTTTGAGAATTATTGTCAAAGTAACTTTGCAAGTTGGAGATACCTGGTCTACTGATGGCACAACTGACACAAACGGAAATTTGAAAACAATTCAAGGGTCCGTAAATTTGGCCACTGGCGTGACTGGTATTTTGCCTATTGCAAACGGTGGTACGGCCACGGCTTATGGCGTAAACGGTGGAACTTTCTAATGAATGAAATTACAATGGTGAAAAGGATTTAATCATGGCCCAAACAGGTTATACGCCCATATATCTCTACAACAGTGGAACAACCACTAACGTCCCTACCAACACCAATTTAGGTGCGGGTGAACTTGCAATTAACTACACCGATGGTAAATTGTTTTTCAAGAACAACAGTAATGTTGTAAAGGTAATGATGACCAACCCTGCTGGTTTGAACTATCCAACAACAGACGGAAGTAGTGGTCAGGCAATTCTTACAAACGGTAGTGGTACGCTAAGTTTTGGTGCCGCTGGTATATCAACGGGTAAATCCATCGCTATGGCGATGATCTTTGGATTCTAAGGAGTTTTAAATGGCAAATACAAACATAGTAGGCGTAACGCAAATTGTTGGCATAAGTGCCTATGTTACTCCTACATCCATCACACAAGCGGCAAACAATGCTACATGGATTACAGACACAAGTACTGCTGTAACAGGGTTGACTCCTGCATCTGGGATTGTCAATCGTGTTACTTCAGTTGTGGCGTCAAATGTAACTTCTTCTGCGGCAACAGCAAGTTTGGCAATAGCCAATAATGCTACGTTTGCAAGTGGAACGCTGTATTACATTGCGTATCAAATTAGTATTCCACCAAACTCTTCAGTTATTTTGACTGATAAAACAACTTCGTTTTACATTACATCTGGACAGTCAGTTGGTGTAATTCCTGGTACAGCAAGTGCCATTAACTTCACCGCTACGCTAGAGTCGATTACAGGCACAGTGCCCACCTAATTAGGAGCCTAACGTGGCATTAACGCATACTGGCGGTGTAATCAGTGCTCAATACAATGGGCTGAACTATCCTGTAACAACGGTAGAGTATCTTGTTGTTGCTGGGGGTGGTGGAGGTGGTTATTCGGTTGGAGGAGGTGGTGGTGCTGGTGGCTTATTACAAGCTACTGGCTATGCAATCACGCTTGGTTCAGCCATTACAGTTACTATTGGCGCAGGGGGCGCTGGTGTATCTTCTGGTGGAAGTCCCGGAGGCAGTGGTGTTAATTCGGTGTTTGGATCAATAACTGCTACAGGGGGTGGTGGAGGTGGAACTGGATATACTGCTACAGCGCCCACATCTGGCGGTTCAGGCGGTGGCGGTGGTAATCTTGGAACAGGTGCATCAGGAACATCAGGACAAGGCAATGCTGGGGGGTCAAGTGGCGCTACTGCAACTCCTTATGCTGGAGCGGGTGGAGGAGGAGCAGGTTCTATTGGCATATCTGCTGTAGGGAATAGTATTTCTGGTAGTGGTGGAACAGGAGTTGTTTCTTCTATTACAGGTTCGCCAATTCAATACGCTGGTGGAGGAGGTGGAGGAATATTTGCAAGCACAGGGACAGCAGGTTTAGCTAGTGCTGGTGGAGGTGCTGGGAATATAAATTCTGGTTATAGTGGTCTATCAAACACTGGAGGTGGAGGCGGAGGTGGTGGGTTAACCACTGTTTCAGGCGGCGCAGGCGGTTCAGGCATCGTAGTCATCAGATACCCATCCTATCTATCCCAAGCAACAAGCACAACAGGTTCACCTACTTATTACCAAGCAGGAGGATATAACGTCTATGTCTTCTACGCTTCTGGAACAATCACATTCTAAGGTTAACAATGGCAACAGGAATATTCAAACTTAGAGATCAATTGCTTGGACTTGTACAAGGCGCATGGTCAGGCGTAAGTAAAGCCACTGCTCCTCAGTATGTTGAATACCTTGTTGTAGCAGGTGGAGGTGGAGGTGGTGACTATGGAGGCGGTGGCGGTGCGGGCGGTTTACTCCAAGGCATTGTGCCTGTAACCAATGGCGCATCATACACAATTACTGTTGGGGCAGGGGGGAATGGTTCTGTAACTTCTACGTCTGGCGCTAATTCAGTTTTTGGTTCAATAACTGCAAAAGGTGGAGGCTATGGGGGCGCTAATGTAGCTGGTGCATCTGGTGGTTCAGGTGGTGGTGGTGGTTCATCTAATTTTCTTTTTGCTATTGCATCAGGTACTTTAGGACAAGGAAACAATGGCGGATATAACGATGTGACTGCTGGGCCTTATCCTAGTGGTGGAGGTGGAGGCGCTGGTACAGTAGGATTTAACGCTACATCATCTAGCAGTGGAAATGGTGGGGCAGGAATAGCTTCTTCAATATCAGGCGCTGTTGTTACTTATGCAGGAGGCGGTGGTGGGGGCATTAGAACGGGGACACTTTTTGGTATTGGTGGCGTTGGGGGTGGTGGTACTGGTTCTATAGGAGCAAACACTGCAACCGCTGGAACAGCTAACACAGGGGGAGGTGGCGGCGGAGCTGGCGCAACCGCACCCGGAACTTCAGGCGCAGGCGGTTCAGGCATCGTTATAGTTCGTTACTCTGGTTCTGTTCAATATTACACAGGCGGTACTGTTACTTTGCAAGGTTCAAGTGGAAGTGGAACAGGCAATGGTTATTTTGTTGTTCACACATTTACCACTTCTGGTACTTTTTCTTTAGTACCAACAACACCAAGTGATTTAGCGCTTACATTGCCAGCTAACACAGCAATATTCTATTCTTCAGGTGTATGGACTGCACCCACAGGGGCAACATCTATCCAATACTTAGTTGTAGCTGGAGGTGGTGGTGGCGGTTCAAATCGAGGTGGTGGGGGCGGTGCTGGCGGTTTATTGACTGCCACAGGAGTAAGCGTTACTGCTGGAACAAGTTATCTTGTAACAGTAGGATCTGGTGGAATTGGTGCTCAACCTCCTAATTCAAATCCAGGTACAAACCCCATTGGAACAAATGGTGGAAATTCTTTAATTGGTTCATTAGTCAATGGTTCAACTGGTGCTGTAGGTGGTGGTGGCGGTGGATTTGGAAATGCCAATAACGCTTCAATTTCTGGACAAAATGGTGGTTCTGGAGGTGGTAACGGTGGTAATTCTGGATATAACACAGCATCAACAGGAACTTCAGGACAAGGTAATGCTGGTGGTATTAGTTATACAGTTGGCGCACCTTATGGTGGTGGAGGTGGCGGTGGAGCTACTTCTGTAGGATTGCCATCGGTTACAGGTGGTGGATCAGGCGGTGCGGGTACAGCATCTTCATTGAGTGGCTCTTCTGTGACGTATGCAGGCGGTGGTGGAGGGGGCGCTGAATATGGCACATCTACTGGAGGTGCTGGTGGTGGAGGAGCAGGCGGTATTGGTTATAGCGGTGCAAATGGTACAAACGCTACGATTAACACAGGTGGTGGAGGCGGAGGCGCTGGAGAAACAAGTGGCAATGGTGGCAATGGTGGCTCAGGCATTGTGATTATTAAGTGGAGTTGAAATGAGTCAATCTTTATTAGGCGGTTATCTCAGCGCTACATTTAATCCCTTGACTAGCGGAGTTACAAGCACGGTTGAATACTTGGTTGTTGCTGGTGGGGGTGGAGGTGGTGGTTCTAATGGGGCAGGCGGGGGGGCTGGTGGCTTATTAACTTCTACAGGATATGTTGTAACACCCGGATCACCTATTACTGTAACTATTGGAAGTGGCGGAGCAGGAAGTGATTCAGTCTATGCGAGTAATGGTGTTAATTCTGTATTTGGATCTATTACTGCAACAGGTGGCGGAGGTGGAGGAGCATATCCAACGGTAGGAAGCGCACAAGCACAAGGACAAAATGGTGGATCAGGTGGAGGATCAGCTAGCGGAGGATCATCTGGTGGAACAGCATCTCCTAGCGGACAAGGAAATAACGGTGGTGCAGGTGGAGGCACTAATGCTTCTGGTTACCCATCTGGAGGTGGAGGCGGCGCTGGTTCAGTAGGAACAAATGGTGTAGCCGCAAGTGCTGGTGGACAGGGTGGCACAGGACTTTGTTCTACTATTACTGGACAAAAAATATTTTATGCAGGTGGAGGAGGCGGTGGCGGTGGTACATCAGTTCAACAAGGACTCGGAGGAGCTGGTGGTGGCGGAAATGCCGTTAGTGGAGCTACTGGGCAAAATGGAACAGCCAATACAGGAGGCGGTGGTGGTGGATTCGGCTATGCTGGTACTTTGTATAACGGTGGCAACGGTGGTTCAGGCATAGTCATTATCCGTTACCCAGCTAACTGCGCTCCCCCTGCATCAACAACAAATCTACAGCAAGTTTTGTACAATAACGGTTTTCAAATTTACGTTTTCACGTCCTCTGGGACAATCACTTTTTAATGGAGTTTAAACATGGCACATTACGCACACATCACAAACGGAGTAGTTGATAACGTCATTGTTATCGATGCAGAAACACTTCAACTAGGACATTGGGGTGATCCATCTGAATGGGTTCAGACAAGCTATCGAACACAAGGCGGTCAGCACCCTGAAGGTAGACCCTTGCACAAGAACTATGCGGGTATTGGTTACACATGGGACGGTACAGGCTTTGCACCCCCACAACCTTTTGCCTCATGGACAAAGAACGCAGATACATATTTGTGGGAAGCCCCAGTAGCCATGCCCTCAGATGCGGGTACAGGTACACCACCTAAGATGTACACATGGAATGAACAGACAGTAAACTGGGTTGAAGTGGTTCATACAGAAACAAATACACAGGCATAAATCATGGCTCAACTAAGCGGAATGTGGACTCTAAGTCAAGTAAGCCAAGCGGTAAAGGCTGGGCAGTGGATAGGCTTTCCGCAAACAGTTGAGTATCTGATAGTTGCTGGTGGAGGTGGTGCAGGATGTAGTTATTCTGGTGGAGGAGGTGCTGGAGGTTTAATTGCAGGTCAAACTTCGATTACTCAAGGAATAACTTGCTATGTCACAGTAGGTAGTGGTGGGGCTGGCTCGACAAATCAATCCTCTGCGGGTTCAACTGGTGGTGCATCAGTATTGTTGGCTACATCGTCTGGAGCAACTACTGGTAATTTTGTTGCATCTGGTGGTGGTGGTGGTGGTAGTAATCTTTTAACTTCAGGAATTTCTGGTGGTTCTGGAGGTGGTGCATCGCAATCAACCACAGTTGGATCAGGAATATCAGGTCAAGGAAATGCAGGTGGTACAGGCACTACATCAGCGGCTTATGGAGCTGGTGGTGGTGGTGGTGCTGGCACAATTGGTCTAAATGGAGGAACAACCGTTGGCGGTAATGGTGGGGCAGGTATTGCTTCATCTATAAGCGGAGCAGTTGTCACTTACGCTGGCGGTGGTGGCGGTGGAATAAATTCTGGTACAGGTGGCACAGGTGGAATTGGTGGGGGCGGTAGTGGAACAAGTTCAAGCGCTACTGGAGGATCAGGATCATCTAGCACTGGTGGCGGTGGTGGAGGTGCTGGCGGTACTGGATTAGGCGGTGCAGGTGGCTCTGGAATAGTCATCATACGTTATCAAAGTAATCTTCAATGGTTTATAGGCGGTTACGTTTCTTCTTATGGTGGATACATCATCCATCAATTTACGTCTTCTGGGTCATTGACTCCAACATCACCTATAAGCCTAAATAGCAATGTTGTTATCTTTACAGTTTCAGGCGTATGGACAGCACCCGCAGGTGCAACTCAAGTTCAATACTTAGTTGTTGGTGGCGGAGGTGGAGGTGCTAGGTATGGAGGAGGAGGTGGAGCTGGTGGATATAGAACAGCCACAGGGCTTTCTGTCACAGCTGGTACTACTTATTCTGTAACCGTTGGTGCTGGTGGTGCTGGTGGAACTGGAGGAGGTGGTGGTACTGGAATAGGACAAAATGGAACAAATTCTATATTTAGTTCAATTACTTCGACAGGTGGCGGTGGTGGTGGAAGTGGGCCATCCTATGATGGTTCATCAAATGGGGTTGGACAGTCTGGTGGATCAGGTGGCGGTGGTGGATATTCTGCATCGTATTACACAGGAGGTGCGGCATCTCCAAGTGGTCAAGGAAATGCTGGCGGTGGAGGCGAAAATGGGGCTTCTTATGGGCTTGGTGGCGGTGGAGGAGGTGCTGGAGCCGCAGGACAAAGTTGGTCTTCTGGAAACACTCTTCAAAATGGTGGCGTTGGTTTAGCTAGTTCAATAACAGGAACATCCACTTACTATGCTGGTGGTGCTGGAGGCGGTGGTGGTATATCCAATGCAACTGGTGGAACTGGTGGTTTAGGAGGTGGTGGTAATGGAGCAGGTTATTCCGCTAATAATGGCACAGCAGGAACCGCCAATACTGGTGGGGGTGGTGGAGGTCAAACTACATACGCAAATGGATATAACGGTGGTTCAGGTATCGTAATTATCAGGTGGAGTTAAGATGACTGACACTGAAAAAGACTTAGCTGTCCACGTTGCAGTCTGTGATGAGCGTTACCGCAACATTGAGGAATCACTGAAAAGCGGAGAAAGGCGCATGACCAAGATTGAGTATTTGATCTATGCTGTAATGGTAATGGTTATGTTTGGCCCAGGCGTTGCGGCGCAATTCTTTCATAAATTCTTTGGAATCTAATGGACCCAATCACTATTTTTGCGGCGTGTAAAGCGGCTCACGCAGGGATTCGTGAGTGCATTGATCTTTACCAGGATTTTAAAAAAGACGGCAAAGATGTTGGTGACATTGTTGGTGACATTGGTAAAAATTTAGGTTCGTTCTTTACGCATCAAGAATCGTTTAAAGAGGCTGAAAAAGAGGCTAAAAATAATCCTTTGCCTAAAAATGTCAGTGTCAATGAAGAGGCAATGAATAGAATTTTGCGTCAACAACAAATTAGTCGCATGGAAATTGAATTGCGTGAAATGATCATTTACCAAATTGGTATGCCTGGTCTTTGGACTGAATTTGTACAAATGAGGGAAGTGGTTAAAAAAGAGCGCGAAAAAGTCGAGCGTGAACAAAAAAAGCACGTGAAGACGCCGCTTATAAAAGGCGTCAATTTATTGCCAAATGGGAATTTCGGGCGGCAATTTGTGTTGCAGTTTTTGCGTGGGTCATGGTCTTTAGCGTACTGATGTACGGCATCCACCTGGATTATCAAAAATCGAAAGGACAGTAAATGGATTGGCTGAAATCAATTGCTCCTACAATAGCCACAGCATTAGGAGGCCCACTAGCTGGCCTGGCTGTTAATGCCGTTTCATCTGCTTTGGGTATAGACCCTAGTAAAGTAGAAGAAACCATACAATCGGGCAAACTGTCTGCCGATCAAATAGCATCTATTCAACAAGCAGAACTTGGCCTTAAAGCTCGCGCACAAGAACTTGGTCTTGACTTTGCTAAATTGGCTGTAGACGATAGAAAATCAGCCAGGGAACTTCAAGCAACAACCCGCAGTTTTATTCCCCCAGCTTTGGCCATTCTTGTTACGGTGGGTTTCTTCGGAATATTGGTGGGCATGATGATGGAAACATTTAGAACAAGTGAGGCTTTGATGCTGATGCTTGGGAGTTTAGGCACGGCTTGGACGGGGATCATTGCATTTTATTTCGGGTCTTCTGCTGGCTCACAGGCAAAAGATGATTTATTACACAAAAGCACACCTACAAAATGACACAACTTAGCCCACATTTCTCTCTTGAAGAGTTAACAATCACTGAACATAGGGAGTTTGACAATGAACCTAATGAACTTGAAAGAGCAAATCTTGTCCGCCTTGCAAACTTTTTGGAGCAAGTTAAAGAGCTATTGGGCGGCAAGCCTGTCATGGTTAACAGCGCGTTTCGGTCAGCCCAAGTAAATCAGGCAGTGGGGTCAGCTCCCACGTCTCAACATAGGGTTGGCTGTGCGGCTGACTTGCGTGTGCCAGGCATGACACCAAATGAGGTGGTCCAAGCTATTATTTCAAGTGATTTGCCTTATGACCAGTGCATAAGAGAATTTGACAGGTGGACCCATCTTTCTATAACAAACCATGAGGGCGAAAAGCCTAGACGGCAGGCTCTTATCATTGATAAAATGGGCACAAGAGCTTACGCATAGGGAATTATTATGGCAACGTCAACATCGGTAATGACATATGACTCCTTAGTCAACAATGTCCAGGTTTACCTGGAGCGTACCGACGCCACCACAATAGAGAATATTCCCCTTTTCATTATGTTGGCGGAACAGGTGATTGCCAGCCAAATCAAGTTTTTGGGCAATTTAACGGTCCAAGAATCAACAATGGTGGCAGGTAGCAATATTATTCCCAAGCCAGCCCGTTGGCATAAAACAGTTTCCATGAACCTTACGGTTGCATCGACAAACACTGACAATCCAGTATTGTTAAGAAAGTATGAGTATTTGAAAGAGTATTGGCCTATTCAATCAAATACTGCACAACCGCTTTATTACGCTGATTATGACTACGACAACTGGTTGGTGGCGCCGACACCAGATCAAAACTATTCATTTGAAGTTTTGTATTACCAGCGCGTTCAACCACTTGATTCTTACAACCAAACCAATTGGTTTACACAATATGCCCCCCAGGCTTTATTGTTTGGCTCCCTACTCCAGGCAATGCCGTTTTTAAAGAATGACGAGCGTGGACCTATTTTCCAACAACAATACGATCTAATCATGCAAACTCTGACAACAGAGGACAGGTTGCGGGTTGGTGATCGTCAAGCCGTAGTGGTGGATGCATGACAACTTATACCTCACCCTTTACGGGCAACACAATTCAACCTACTGACGTAAGCTATGAGGCTTATCTCAATCAGACGGCAAATTTAACGCTGTTTTGGCCAATCAATGGCACAACGGGTAACCCTACGGCCAGGATTATGGACGTAAGCTTTACAACGGCTGGATTGTCCTTGTATATGCCTGACGCCACTCAAGTGTCAGTTGGCCAAGATGCGATGATTCGCAATACAGGGTCAGTTGCTTTTACAGTCAAAGGTTATTCTGGAAACACAATTGTTTCTGTTCCAGCTAGTTCTGCCCAGTATATTTATTTGACCAGCAATGCTACCCAAGGCGGTACCTGGGGCGTTTTAGCTTTTGGTACAGGTACATCTAGCGGGACGGCCTCAACGCTTGCTGGGTATGGTTTAGAGGCACTTTCAGCCACTTTAAACCAAGCATATACAGTTAATTCATTGATTACTGGATACACGTTTTTAGCGGCTGACCAGGCATCAATTTATGTATGGACTGGTGGAACGACAACTGTTACTTTGCCACTAGCAAATACTTTGGGTTCAAATTGGTTCTTTTTGTTTAAAAACAATGGGACGGGTACCGTTGATATAGCGTGTAGTGGATCGGACCTAATTGACAGTGGTACTTCAAAAACATTCCAGCCTGGTAATTCTGCATTTATTGTGTGTACAGGAACTGGGTATGTAACTGTTGGTTACGGTACAAGCTCTACGTTTGTTTATTCTGTTTTGACATTGACATTAACTGGTGGGTCATACACATTAACTGCAAGTCAAGCCTCAAATACCATTCAAGAATATTCAGGAACTCTTTTATCCAATCAAACAATTATCTTCCCCCCTGTTGCTAACTTGTATGTAATCAGCAATCAAACATCGGGCAGTTTTACATTAACAGCAACAACAAATATTGCTGGAAAAGCAACCGCTACCATTCCCTCTGGAGGGCAAGCTACATTAATTTGTGATGGACAAAACTTTTTTAATGCCAACACAACGCAGGCTGGAGCAACAGCATTGAGTATTGCCAGTGGTTCACAATCAAATCCAACATTGAACTTCAGCGCTGAAACATCAACGGGTATATATCGTCCTGGTACAGGCAGATTTGGTATCACTGTTCTTGGTTCTTTGGTTGTTGACGTAAGCGCAACTGGTCAGACGGTAACTGGTTCAGGCACATTTACTACAGGTATTTCTGGTGGAACATTCTAATGACCAAACAAGTATTTCAATTAGATACCAAGGCTGGAATACAAAGGGACGGAACAGTCTTTGACAATCCTTTTTATACCGATGGTCTATGGGTAAGGTTTCAACGTGGCAGGCCCCGTAAGATATATGGTTACACTGAAATAACACCTAGCCTGGCTGGACCATCCAGGGGTATTTATGTAAGCCCCCAAAATGGTTTTACCAACGTATATAGTGGATATTCTGACGGTCTACAAGTAATTCCCATAAACAGCAGTGGAACTGGTGGTGGTATAAGTGATTTCACCTTATCCAATTTCACTGCATCATCTCTTAATGTGTGGCAGTTTGATAATTTCTTTGACTCTTCGGGTTCAGGAAACAATTTGCTTTTGGCCCATCCAGGTCAAAATTTAGCGGCAATTGATAGCACAACAAATACGCCTGTTTTGGCTGGTGCATTAACGGGTACAACAGCATCAAAAGTTGGTGTTTTTACCCAAGCTGTTAATACAACAAACGGCTCAGTCACCGCAACATTAAATTATCCTTTTACCAATCAATTTATTGTTGGCGCTGGCCAAACTATCACTGGCACTGGTATTCCATCTGGAACCACGGTTACTGGGGTTGTGGCAAATACTTTGACCCTATCAGCCGCCGCTACAGCCACTACAGGAACAACTTTATCCACTGTTGCAGTAACTGGTACAGCGGGACAATGCTCATGTACAGCAACTACGCTAACTGTTGGCCAGTCAGTTTTTGTGACTGGTACAAATTCTGGTACAGAAACAGGCATAACAGCGGGTACCTACTACATCATAGCTACCAACGGAACTACTACATTTACGCTATCTGGTAGCTATAGCGGTACGGCAATAACCACCACAGCAGGCACAACAACTGGATTGGCTTTTGTTGTAAACACTCCAATTACAGCAACATTTGACAACAACATTTCAGTTTCTGGTGGTGTCATTGTTCTTTTTCCATACGTTTTTGTTTATGGAAATAATGGATTGATTCAAAATTCTGGTGCTGGTAATGTCAACGATTGGGTATCAGCTACAGCCAACGCTACAAATGTAGCTACAGGAAAGATTGTCCAGGGTTATCCAATCCGTGGTGGTACTAATTCACCATCAGGATTATTTTGGAGCTTAGACAGCGTTATACGTGTGTCTTTCACTCCAACAACAACTACGGTTGGAAATACTTCTAGTACGTTTTACTGGCGGTATGACACGATTACAAGTCAGTCATCAATACTTTCATCACAATCTGTCATTGAATATGATGGTATTTTTTACTGGTGCGGTGTAGACAGATTTTTGTTATACAACGGTGTTGTCAAAGAAATTCCAAATGGATTAAATCAAAATTACTTTTTTGACAATTTGAATTATGCACAACGTCAAAAAGTATATGCAACAAAAGTTACTCGGTTTGGTGAAATTTGGTGGTTCTATCCAAACGGTTCAAGCACAGAGTGCAATAACGCAATTATTTATAATGTTCGTGAAGGTACCTGGTATGACGCTGGTTTTGCCGCGGGTGCTAGGCGCAGTGCAGGTTATTTTTCCCAAGTTTTCCACTATCCAATCAATGCCGATTGGCAGGTCAATGCTAGTGGTGGCGTTAATTTGGTGACCATAGGAGCATCAGGAAGTTCTTATACAAATGGAACATATTCGTACTATTCTCTTACTGGCGGTACTGGCACTGGTGCTACAGCAACTATTACTGTTGCTGGTGGAGTGGTCACTGCTGTAGCCATTAAAAACCGTGGAATAAACTACACTGTTGGCGATACATTAAGTGCAGTATTGCCTGCTGGTTCTGGGTTTAGACTGGTTGTTAATTCAACCATGACATTTGTTTCTTTGTATCAACATGAAATTGGTGTTGATGCAATCACAGGCGGTCAAGTACTTGCAATACCAAGTTACTTTGAAACCAATAATTTGGGTTTTGTCAGTGGTGGTCCAGCACAAGAAACACCTGTATCAACTAACAAGTGGTTAAGGGTTGAGCGTGTTGAGCCTGATTTTGTTATGTCAGGCCAAATGCAAATGTACATTACTGGACCGTCATATGCTCAAGGTGAAGATAAGTTGTCTGGCCCATATCTATTTGATCCAAACACTACAAAAATTGATCTTAAAGAACAACGACGTCAAATGAGAATTAAATTTGTTTCCAACGTACAAGGTGGAAATTATTTTTTAGGTAAGTTGTTATTGGACGCAGACTTCGGTGATGTAAGGGGGTATTCGTGAGTTACAATACCGCCTCTAATAATCAAACAAATCTTACTTCATTAATTTATGATCCACGACATCATACCTTTGATTCATGGGCTAGTCTCATGTGCGAGGCTTTTGCCGCTAATCAATTGGAAATACCTGATCCACAAACAAATTGGCAAGGCTGGGCATCAGGATTAAAAGCAATCGCTTTATTTGATAATTCGGGTACTCCTGATCCATATGCGTATGAGGACTGGAGTGATTGGGCAACAGCTCTTGTTAATAACTACCAGCCGAGCCCACAATGAGTGATCCAGCATCCCTTGTTAGCGAATACTTTGCCGCCAATCCTAAGGCATCGCCTGAACAAGTGGCACAGGCTGTTCAATCCATAGGTGGTTTGGACGCTAATCCTGGACTTGCAAGTGCATTGGCTGGCCACTATGGCAACAGTGTTGGGGACATCAGTTCAGCATACAGCCAATTAATCAATACGGCTCCAGCAACACCTACAGCAACTGTTGCGGCTCCTCTATCAACTCCTGTATCTGCACCCGTATATTCATCAGCCGCTGACGTTTTAAGTGGTTTACAAAGTGGTGCCTTAAACCAAACAACGGCAATAGGTGCCTTACAACAAGCAAATTCTTCATTTGGGCAAAACGCTCCTCCTGCTCCAGTTGCACCAATTGCTCCTGCACAACCTGCAACAACAATTGCTCAGGCTCCAGCACCAGCGGCACCAATTGCACCATCTGTTTTGAATGCAGATCAAATATGGCATGATTCAAGCGATGAATTTAAAAATACTTATGACACTATCCAAACAGGCAAAGCAACAATAAAAAATGCTCTGGTTGATGATGGTGAAGGCAACTTTGTAAACCAATTTGGATTAAGAGATGCAAGTGGAAATTTAATTACAGATTATGTAAAAAATCTTGGTAATAACATATATCAAATACCGTCAAGTTCCACTGGCGGAACCATGAATACATTTGTTTATGTAGATCCAAAAACTGGCTTGGTCAACCCAGTTGCAGATCCATCTAAACAAGTTATTTATGGTGGAGGAAACTCAGGATCATGGGCAAAAGGTGTTGTAAGAGATTTAGGTCCAATACCTGCTATTTTTGCCACAGTTACGGGTAACCCTGAATTAATACCTTATATCAATGCGGCCTCAACGGCAATCAACGGCGGCAACATTGGGGATATTGGTAAATCATTTGTACTTGGTAATGTAGCCTCGGCCCTTGGATCTGCGGCAGGTGATATTGTTGGTGGAGCCACTGGAAGTACTATTCTTAGTGGAGGTGCTCAAAACCTGGTTAGTTCAGAAATTTCAAGCGGTGGAAAAGCTGATCCAGTAAAAGCTTTTGCTTACGGTGGTATTGGTTCTGCTGTGCCTATTATTGCAGGTGAAATTGAAGGTTATTCAAATTTAAGTTCTTCACAACAACAAATTGTTAATAACGTAATTGCTGGGGCATTGTCTGGACAAAAGCCAACACAAATAGCTATTAACACGGCTACAGCAGTTGCCAAAGATCAAGTCAATACGTTTAATGAAATAAACAACAATGACGCTTTGCTTGATACAAAAACAACTCCAGGAGCCTCAAATACTCAAGTTGCCAATCAATTAATTTTTGATGCCTCTAAAGCTCCTGATGTCACTACAGCACAAAAATTGGCAGATGATGCTGGATACCATCAATTCAAATTTGACGGTAAAACATACACAATAAATCCTGCAAGCCCAACTGAAGTTGATGTTGCAGACGCAACCAGGACTGGTAATTTATTCCAAGCAATTGGATATACGGACCCAACTAAGGCCATGCAAGCCGCTTTGGCGGCAGACCCAAATGCAACGGGTTTTGTGATGGGTGGAAAAGAGTATTCAATACCAAAGGCGCCAACAACAGGGATTGGAGCAACCACTCCATCTACAGCAGACGCTCTAACAAATTTAATTAATCAGTCTTACGCAACAATTCCAGGCGGTTCAATAACAGGTGAAGGCCCTCAGAAACCTTTAACGCAACTTAATGCTCCTATACCTACAACACCTGTAGTAAAACCTGTATCTGAATGGGATAACAATTCCAAGGCTACTGTGCCTGGAATGAATTTAACGCCTATTTTAAGTGCTAGAGATCAAGCAATTAAAGATTTGGGTGGAATAGATGCAATCACTGATAAAAACACAGGACAAATATTTGTAACTTTACCGCCTGAAACACCCGTAGCAAAACCTGCATCTGAATGGGACAATAGTTCTAAAGCAACTGTGCCTGGGATGAATTTAACACCTATTGTGCCTAAAGAAATTCCTTTAAGCGCCAGGGATCAAATGATCAAGGACCTGGGTGGTCCAGATGCAATTATTGATCCATTCACAGGAAAAATATCTGTTACTTTGCCGCATGAAGACAAAATGGGTGCATCAGATATCACAAATGTAAAAGGAACTGTAAGCAATATTTTAAATACTACTGGTAACAATTTAACTGGTGTAGGACTTGCTGGCGCTCAATTGGTTGGAAGTGCTTTGGGTGCTGATACATCCTATCTGAATAATTTGCAAAATGCAATTCAACAAAATCAACAGACATCAATTTCCAAATTGAATAACAGTGAGCAAAATGTTGCTCTAGGATTATCAAATGCATTGACTACTTTTGCTCTAGGAACCCTGGGTGGACCCGCGGCGGCAATTATGGGCAACACTGCAATTGTTGGAAATAATACATTTCAAGAAGGTGTAAAAGCTGGACTTACTCCAATACAAAATGGCACTAGAACAGCCATGATGATGGGAGCAGAAACAATTGGTGAAATGCTGGGATTGCCTGGTTTAAATGTAGTTCTTAAAGGTTTACCCATAGGCGCATCACCATCACAAATGATTAATGCTGTTGGTAAATTTATTGGTGCCAATGTAAACGAACAATTTGCTGAAGCTGTTACCACCACCATGCAAATGGGAATTGATAAAATTGAAGGCATTGGATTAAATCCAAAAGCAACAGTTGATGATTGGATTGGGGCTTTAAAAGACACGGCGGTTCAAACATTGTTTGCTGTTGGTGGCGGGCACAGTGGGGCAACTGCAATTAATTCTGTTGGCAAAGGCGGGTCAAATTATGTTGATACAACTGACCAAACCAATACACCCACCACAGCACCATCAATAACCAATGTAGGTACCAATGCCACGATTACAGGCCCTGTTGCCGCCAATGAGCCCATCAATACCTCTGGTGGTAATGTTACCCCCATAGGTAATGCACCAAGCAGTTTGGCGTCTGCTGTATCAGCAATTGGCTCTTCAAATGGAACTTACAACCAGGCGCCTACTTCAGGTGCAACCGCATTAGCCCCAAGCTTGGTATCAAACCCTGAGTTGTATACCCAAGGACAAGTTACTGTTGATGTCAACCCTGAAACCAATGTCAAAACTGAAGTAAAAGTTGACCCTGTAACCCAACAACAAACCAAAGTGGTAACTGACCCAAACAATGGTTTAACAACGCAAACATTTTTAAATCCATCAACTAATGTTTCTAGGGTCAACACGTACAACCAAAATACTGGTATTCAATCGTATGAAGTTACAAATCCTGCAACTAATTCAATTACCAAAACAATTACTGATCCAAATTCAAAAGTAGAGATCAAAACACAATCAAATACTGAAACAGGCAAGGTTGTTACCACGGTCACCAATTTAGCAACTGGGAAGATTACTTCAAGTGAATCAGTAAACCCTGACATTGTGGTTAAACCTGTTGTAGCTCCTGCGGTAGCTCCCGCTGTTGCGCCTGCGGTGGCCCCTGTCGTTGCTCCAGTCGTTAACCCAGTGGTCAATCCCGTTGTTAATCCTGTAGTCAATCCCGTGGTCAATCCAGTGGTCAATCCAGTGGTTAACCCTGTCGTTAATCCTGTAGTAAATCCAGTGGTTAATCCTGTGGTTAACCCAGTAGTAAATCCCGTTGTTAACCCAGTAGTAAATCCCGTTGTTAACCCAGTAGTGAATCCAGTAGTAAATCCAGTAGTTAATCCACCTGTTATTACAAATCCACCTGTTAATCCTCCTGGACCACCTGTAACACCGCCAGTGGTGCCTCCTGGGCCTCCACCTGGGCCTCCACCTGGACCTCCACCTGGACCTCCTCCAAAACCACCAGAACCCCCAGTGGTAAAACCTCCTGTAGTTGTTAACCCTGTAGTTGTTCCCCCTGTGGTAACTCCACCAACAACTACAACCACAACAGTAATTGACCCTAAAGTAACGGTAAAACCTCCAACCACTACCACAACTGGCGGCGGTGAGGTACCATCCTATACGCCCACGGGTGGTCCAGGGCACAAACCAAACCCAATTGTTGAGTCGTTGTTAAAAACGTACATGACAAAACAAAAGTTTATGAGCCCATTGGAAAAAATGGCGTTCCTAGCACATATTCAAGAGAAAACAGGCCAAGATATGACTGATCCATATATAACCTCCTTATTGTCAGGTAACTCATCAACCTCACAAACGACGTCTCCATCGTCAAATTACTATAAATATGGCGTTGAAACTCCAACAGTCAGTGACCAATTGGCTACCAAAGATACTGCTCAACCCCTTAAAACAGGGGGTGCGCCTGACCCTTATTACGCTGGTGGTGGATTGCCTACAATCAAAGGACGCAAGGATTTTAGAAATGGCGCCCATGTTGCTGGACCTGGCCACGGCACCTCAGACGATATTCCTGCCATGTTGGCGGATGGTGAGTTTGTGTTCCCTGCTGATGTGGTTTCTGCCCTGGGTAATGGGTCCACAAAAGCTGGTACGGAAAAGCTGTATCAAATGATGCATGAAATTAGAGCCAGAGCAAGATCAGCAAAACCAGGTGATTTGGCGCCAGATGCACTAAAATCTCCTTTAGATTACCTGAAAGGTAGGAAAAAATAATGTCCGTACTTGGCGATATGACCTCTGGTGCATTTCAAGGCATTGCACCCCCCAACGTAAATACAACTCAATCTACTACTACTCAGGCGCCTGCACAGTACCTGGGCTATTTAAGTGCTCTAGGCGATGTTGGCTTACAGCAAATGAACACGCCTGCTCAACAAATGGTTGCGCCTTTGAGTACATTGCAAAAAGATGTTTTTGGTTCGCCATCTGGGGTTGCAAACACTGAAAGTTTATTGACGGGAGCAATGTCTCCTCTTAATGCCGCATCTAAAACAGTGGGTGCAGATCAAATCAATAACTACCTCAATCCGTACATTGGGGACGTTAACAATGCTTTAGCAACATCAACTGCACAAAACATTAATCAAAACATATTGCCATCTTTACAAGCCATGGGTGCATCCAGTGGAAACATGGGTTCGTCCAGGCTTACAAATGCTACAGGTCAAACCCTGGCAAACATTCAATCTGGCCTTGGTGCCCAACAAAGTCAAAACTTGGCCACTGGGTACAAAGATGCATTGGCGGCGGCTTTACAAGAACAACAAAATCTGGGCACTATTGGTAGTCAAAACATGACATCAACCATTGCAGGTTTAAATGCGGCATCTGGTCTTGGAGCACAAGCTCAAGCGCAAAATCAAGCTATTATTGATGCTCCACTAAAGACCGCAGGCAATGCGTCTCAATTGATAAAAGGGCTTACTATCCCTACGTCAACAACTCAAACGTATTCTGGTCCTGCGTCAAGTTATGGCCCATCCCCACTTTCTCAAATTGCTGGATTGGCATCATTGTTTGCCGCACCATCTGGTGGAACTAGTGCTTATGAAGGTATCAAAAAAGGAATAAATGATGTTTTTGGAAGTAACGCACCAATTGATTTGACTGGATTTAAAATTCCAACTCCAACTTGGGCTACAGGGGCAACTACGCCTGATACTACAACTAGCTTGGGTTCAGGTAATTTCACAATACCAGCGCCCCTAGCCTCAACAGATAACAGTCCTACAATTGCTAATGCCAATACTGCATTGGGTTCTGGAAATAATACAACATATGATTTAAGTAATTTATGGGGTAATACTCTTTTAAGGTAAAACATGTTAGCACCTCTTGCCCAATCAGTTTTAGGAGCACCACCACCCACGTTTCCAGCAACGGGTCAGGCTCCTGCACCCATTCAAACATCCAATGAAATAGCTGGTGGCTTACCTGGTATGGGTGGTCCAATAGGGCAACCTCCTATGCAGTCGGGTCTTTCTGCACCCATGACTGCACCTGCAATGGCGGGTATTTCAAACATACCAACTGCACCAGCGCCAGAGGCCGTTAAAGCACCATTGAGCGAGCCAAAACAATTCCGCAGTAAGTACGACGATATTTTTGAAAAAGCAGAAGGTATCCTTTCAGAAACACTGCAAAAGAAACAAGGTATTGATCCTGTTGGCTTGGCAATGATCCAGGGGTTCTTATCACCTACCAAGACGGGCTCTTTCGGTGAATCAATTTCTAATGTTGCTGGCAGGGTTCGTGAGGCTCAGAATGAAGAAAGCCGTGGCGATGTAAGCCGTTTACAAGCACAAATGCAATTGGCCAGCGCAGGCTCATTGCGTGAGCGTGAGAATGAAGTCCAGCGTTTGATGGGTTCCTTGTATGAGAAAACACCACAAGGATTAAAAACCAATGTTGAAATTGCAAAACAATTGTCTGGAATTACCAAAGATCCAAGATTTGTACAGCAAGCAATAGCTGAAGAACAACAAACGGCCATGAGAAATGTTGGCATGAACATGTTCAAGCCTAAGATTGTTCCAGGTAAAGAAGGACAACCAAGCCGAACAGTGATGGAATTCAACCCCAATGCTGTTTATGAATTGATGAAAATTTCACCTGATCCAATGAAAGCCATTTCTGATTACGCTAAAACAATTCCTGAATTGCGTAAAGCTGGATTAATTGAAGGATTGAAAGAAGAAAGCAACCCATTTGATATATTGGCAATGATGGGACCAACTGATTTAATAAAAGCGCAAGCTCAGAAAAATGCTGATTTGTATTCAAAAGGACTGCTTGATCCTGATAAAGCCACGCAAATGGCAACTACCATGTTGACCATGGCCACTGCACATATGGATAGGGAATCACAAAATAAATTCCACCAGATGGTGTCTGGCATGATGATGTCAATGAAACAAGATTCTGCCAAATTGATGCGTGAAAAATTTGAGGAAACGCAAAAAGAAAACATGAAGAAATACTCTGATCAAGAGAAAATTCTTTATAAAAATTCTGTCATACCAATTATTAATCAAGGTGCTAAAGCCTCTGAGGCATTGGTTGCCTTGTCTCAAATTCAAGACGTTGTATCAAATGCACCTAGTGGTGTGTTTGCTGGACTTAAAGCAAATAGTGTTGGTGCGTTGTTTGGTACAGATGACAATACAGCATTGAGAAACTTGCAATCAATGAGTCGTTCTTTGTTGCCTTTAGTACCAAGATTGCCTGGTTCAGCCTCTAATTTGGATGCTAAAAATTTACTTCAAAGTATTGGAGAGTTGGAAAATCCAATGCTTACAAACAAACAACGTGTTGATATTATTCACAAAGTTGCTGTTGGGTTTCAAGCTTTGCAAAATAGAGCAAATGAAGTTGAAACTACTTGGGAGTCAAGCCGTAAGTTGCCAACATGGGCAACGCCAACTAACCTTGGTTTAACACAGCCTGGCGCCCCAGCAACACCAGCCCCTGCACCTAGTTCTAGTCAACCTATAGGTTCAGGTAATTACATCATTCAAAATGGCAAGCTAGTGCCTGCCCCATAATCATGGCAACAGTACAAGTACCTGGTGTAGGAAACGTCACTTTTGCTGACGATATGCCTCAGTCTGAGGTGTTAAAGGTTATACAAGATTTTCAAGCGGCAAACAAAGCCCCTGCAACTGAAGGAGGAGCCGCTACAGGCGTTTATCCTCAGATGACAGGGCGTAGGTCCCAACAGGACCCAGAACGCGCTAAAAACATCCCTCAAGCGCTTTTGGAGGCTGGTGCCGCAGGTGTAGGTTCTATCCCTGCCGCAATTATGCAAATCATGGGTTCTGATGCTGGCAATCAAATGGTCAACAAGGTCAAGCAACATGCGTCGGATATTTCTTATCCTGCTGTTTCTGAGATTGGTTCAGCCGCGGGCCAAATGATGGGGCTTGGAGCACCTGTAGCAGGGACCATGAAACTTGCTAGCAAAATTCCTTATGCAGGGGCCTCTGAGCTACTCAAAGGTGGCGTGGGTGGGATGACCGCGGGCATGTTGACGCCCACTAAAGACACTGAAAATTATGGGCAATTTGTTGAAGAAAAAATGAATCAACTGCCCCAGGCTACTTTGAGTGGTGCATTGTTAAATAAGCTAACTCAGATGACCATGAACCCCAAGGTTTCCCCTGACGTTAAAAAGTTGATGGATTTGGGTATGACCAAATTCACTCCTGGCCAACTTATGAGCGATGTAAATGTCCTGGGTGTACCTGTTGGAAAAGGGCTACAAACGGCTGAAAAAAGCGCCACCAGCGTACCATTTTTGGGTGACATCATTGGTAATGGTTTGCGTACTTCATTCAAAGATTTCAACAAAGCTATGGCCAACAAAGCTTTGGAGCCTTTGGGCATCAAAGTTCCCAAAAATGTTGCTGAAGGCGAGGCAACAAATACATTTATTCAACAGCAAATTGATGATGCCTATACTTTAGCCAGGAACAACGCCATGTTCAGATCAAATGCTATAGACAATCATGGCAGGGACGTTGCTAAAAGGCTTGAAGATTTGGCTGACCTAATTAAACCAGTGGCTGGTTCGTTGGCCAAAGAATTCAATTCAAAAATCAAATCTGATTTGTTGGAGCCATTGCGTGGACCATTTAAGATTGTCAGTGGTGATACATTCAGGCAATTAGAGGAGCAATTGGGCGCCTTGGCCACAGATGGTTATGCAAAGAATGCTACCCTGGGCGGTGCTTATGAAAAGATGCTCAAAGCATTGCGGCAAGAACTTGCCAACCAAAACCCAGATGTTGCTGATTATTTAAAGAAAACGCACGAAGTATTTAAGAATTCAAAAGTAATTTCTACAGCAAGCGGTAGACGTCCAAACATAGAAGGTATATTTAACCCTGAACAATTCAGCAGTGCGGTCAAAGCCAGCGCTGGTGCAAAACAAACATCCCAGGGTATGGGAAGGTTCATGGACGAGGCCAAAGCGGCCACCAACGTGCTGGGTAACAGCGTACCCAATTCAGGTACAGCAGGCCGTGCAATGGTGGGTGCTGGTTTATTGGGGGGTGCCACTGCCATGCCCATGCTTGGACCACTCGCGGCAAAGAGCCTGGTTGCTGGTGCCGCATACTCTCCATTGGGTATGAGGGTGTTGACCAACATGGCCACCAAGCGCCCAGAAATGATGAAAAAACTTCAACCCGCAGTTTCGGCTGGGCTTACAGGATTAGGCGGAAGTCAAGGGGCCATGGCGGCATCGCCACAGCCTGAACTTGATATGCCACAGTAATCTCTTGCGGTTGCCATATTGCAGAGAGACTTTGGGGGGGTTTCGGCCCCCCCGTTTTTTAAACCAAATACTCGAATGCTTTTTTGTCCAGCATTTCGTCAAAGCTTTCCATTTCTAAACGGTTTCTAGGGTCCGTATTGAATGAAATGGTTTTGGCGTAATCCCTGACAAAAGCGTATCGTTGTGCATCTTTTAATGATTTTTTAACGTGCTCAAGCAGGTGCGGCAAAAGAATATCGTCCCACCCTTGGCCTACAATTTCGTTGATAAAATCATCTGAAGTCATAGGGCGCCGCGCTTTTCCCTTAATGCTTTGGCCACTTCAGTGTTGAGTGTTTCTACATATTCAATGCAAAGCTCTCTTTCACGCCTGGCAATATCCATGGTGGCAACCATAATGACTTTGTCGGCAAAATCCAACAGTTCATCTAAGTCATACCCCTCAGGGTTGTCCATCTTGGATTGAAAGAAAATTTGCTTGACGTCGTTTTCTGATAAATATTCGTTCAACATGTTTACCTCACTTGTGTCCTGTTTTTGCCTGCCAATAAGCCAGCAATGAATTAAACATTAGCCAACCACGTTTTAACTCCTCCTCTGGCCACTCAATGACCTTGACAAGGCCAGGATCGGTCACAGAGACATAAACATTCGCGCACCTGGCATTGGGTAGTCCAAGACCAATACGGTATGCCGCAAGCTGTAAAAGCTGGTCATCATATGCATCTACCTTGGATGGATCGGTAAATTCTTTTGTTTTAAAGTCAATTACCACCCCATTGCCACCCTTAGAGTGCAGGTCCACCTTACCGCCAAAGCCCAACTCATGGCAAAAGCTTTTCTCAACGGACCACTCTGGGGTACCAAAGACTTCCACAACCGCCTTGTCCACCCCATTTTGGTAGTCCATGAAGTCAGCCAGGGAAACTCCCTCATAAAAGCTTTCTAATGCTCCATGAATGATGGTGCCCCGTTCTGCCGCTTTTTTACCCTGCTCTTTGGAATCTTTGATAATTCGCTCAATAAAACGCTCTTCTGTCTCTCCCTCTACTTTTGGTAGGGTTAGGCAGGCATACATCATTTGATTGAGTTTCCAAAGCTCTAAAGCGGGCTTGGCGGCCACAGAAAGGATGGTGGTAACCGAAGGTACCAGGTTTAATTTCCGTGCGTCACGGAGCGTTGTAGCCCGTTGTTCACCGTTTTTAGCGGTAACAGTGTAAGCAGGCTGGCCTGCCCTGTCGTACCAATGTTGTGATTCTGATGCTCTTACTATCATGGTTGCCTTAAAAAAGTTCAAATTGTTTTACTTTTGGGTTAATTTTTCTAAATTCAAAGAAGTCTTTGGCCTCTGGGTGAATCAAGACAAACAACCTACTGAGATAGGGAATGCTGTTGCTGTTGATTTTCCACGTGCCGCCCTTTTCACTTATGGTGGAATGGTGCCGTAAAAATTCAACAATTGTTCTTGCAGAGTAATGGTTCCGCCCCCTTGCTCTGATGTTTTGCGCCTCACGCTCGAAGGCGTACCAAATGTGCATGTTGTCCCCAAGCCAGTCTTCAAAGTCAATTACAAACTGGCCTGGGTTATCTCGAACAATTTTTAATATGTCCATGGTCAAAAAGGTATATCGTCATCCATTTCTTCAATGGACGGGGTGCTCTTTACGCCGCTTGAATTACGCATAGCCCATTCTGGTGAACTGGTAATTTTCTCTTTTAAACCCTGGCCAAATGTCTCAAACAAAGCCATGTCGGGCTCCGTAATCATAAACAGGTGGTTGGGGTTAAATGGCTTGGGTAAGCCTGCCTGCTTGATCAATGAGGGCACTGGAGAGATTGTGGCCACGTTTGCGTAGGTTTTGCCGCCTGACTCTCTGTGAATGACGTTAAGCATACAGTAGGCGCCCAAGATTGTTTTCAAATCAAAGCGCCTGGCCTCGGCATCCGTCCAGGGTTTATTTCTCCAGGATTGCAAGTCTTTACGCAAGTTGGCATTCTCAGACCAGCTTAACGTGTAGTTCTTCCAAATTGCCATGGGCTTACCGTCATCAGTAAGTAGGGGTGCTCCGCTGTCATCCTCACCAAACAACTCCCAGTAAACCGTGATCTTGCGCTGGACCTTGACTTCACCCATGTACTCGGAACGCTGACTACCCAAATCAACTATGCGGTAGCAACGGCCCAAATGGGAACCTGTTGGTACATTTTTAAAATTACGTTCTTGATTGCTTTCTACGTAAAAACTCATTTTGTTTCTCCTTGTTGTTTCAATAATTGTTCAATTAACCACTTGTCATATTCACCTGTTTTTTCTACTTCTTTTTGCCATTCCTTGTATTCATCTTGATGTTCCATTGTGTTTCCTTAAATTTTATAAAAGCTTTTCTGTTTCTTCCTGTAACGGAACTCTTCTAAATACTTCCAATCCCATAGACGTCATGTGGGTGGTAACTATACCAGCACCATACAACTCACAGCCTACAGTGGATGCAATGCTTTGTATGTCTTTGGGTTCAAATTCACCGTAAGGAATTAATTTAATTTGTTTTTCCTGCAAGGTTAAAAGGTGTGGTTTTACTATGCTGGTTAACAATCCACGGGGATATTTAAATTCTTTTTTTGGCGGCAGAATTTGCAAATCACCATGTGTATCACCATCTGGATCAATCACACAATATTTGCAATTTAAAGAGTTAAGCATTCTTAAAGCTTTAATAAATTCTTTTTTGGCAATTTCCTGCATCATGGCCTCCAAACAAAAAAGTCTAAGAGCATGACAACCACAGCAACAAAGTAAACAGCAACTAAAACTTTTTCAATTAAAGGTTGTTTTTGTTTGTTAGATTGACCAAGCAAAAAATCTTGAATGGTTTCTTCATCTTTGCTCATGGGCTTGGCTGGGGGTATGTACCCACCGCCGATTTTTATACCAGTACTGGTAACGTGATATTCTTTTTCCAATTGTGTTCTCCATTAAACGGCATATACCGCACAAGAATTTTATGTTTGTTTTAACTTTTAGTAAATATATTGTTGACTGGATTGTAGGGTTGTTCTTAATCATAAGTTAATGTACAATCGATTGGTTGGTGAAAGCAGATGTTAAGCTGAGAAGATGAAAACTCATTCTTGATGGAGCGAGTAGCCAACCCCAAGAAGTGTAGAGATTGGTGGGTATGAAGTCGGTCAACGGCGCTCTGAACTGCAACGTCTGGCCAGCCAGTTGTAGTTAACGCTTTCATCCCGATGCTCCACGGGGGTCATGTCCTCAAACAGTCTCTACTCTTGTTGGCGAAACGGGTTAGTGCCGTGGCAAGAAGATATTAAAGAGTGTTGTTATGCCGCCCCTGCTTTATGGGAGCGCCAACATTTAACAAGGAATGATTGAATGAAATTGAAAGAATATTTTGCTGAAGAGCCCCTGGGGGCCATCAACGAAATGGCGAATCACCTAGGTATTACTCCATCATGGATGTCACTGTTGATCCATGGCCACAGAGTACCCAGCCCCAAGCTTGCTGTTGCAATTGAGTTTGCTACACAAGGTTTGGTTACCAGGAAAGTGTTGCGTCCAGATATTTTTTCTGTAGAATAAATTTAGAACATGGCTAGGGTAGCTCCCGAAAAGACGATTCGTTACCGTCCTGCCAATGTTTTTTCCAGTAACGATGACCGAAAAACGTAAGGTTGTTATGCATTATTACCAGTTCAATATTGGTGACTATCAAAGTCACACTGCTCATTTATCCCTTGAAGAAGATTTAGCTTATAGGCGCCTGCTCGATTGGTGTTATTTGCATGAGCGGCCGTTGCCGAAAGACCACAAACAGATTGCCAGATTGATTCGTATGCCAACGCATAGCGAATGCATTGCCATTGTTTTGCTAGAGTTTTTTCAAGAGACTGATGAGGGTTACTTTTCCACCAGGGTAGAACAAGAGGTACAGAGGGTAAACGATAAGGCAGAAAAAGCCCGTTGTTCTGCAAGGAAAAGATGGGATGCGAACGCATTGCAAACGCAATCCAAAAGCAATGCTACCCAAGACACAATACCCAAGACACATAACACAATACCCATTAGA